ACTAAACTGTGCGTGCGGAAAGACACTCAATGTTCTAACCGGCCCCCGTCCCGTCCCGTCGTGGGGGCTTGTACCCTCGGATATGTACGTTGCTGACCGCCCTACGCGCGGGCGGCGTGCCTGCCTGTTCGTAGCTGGTTCCCTGCCCCTGCCCCGGCCCCCGGCCCGTCCCTGCCCGTCCCTGCCCGTCCGTCTCTCGATACGGCCCGGCCCCCTGCCCCCGTCCCGCGCGGGCCGTCTCTCGTCCCGTCTCTCGGGCCGTCCATACGGGCCGTTATCCGGTATCTCTCCGGCCCCTGAAACCGGCGGAATCGGTAAGTACGCCCCGTTTACTCCCCGTCCGTCCCGTCCGTCCCGTCTCTCCCCGTCTCTCCCCGTCCCGGCCCGTCTCTCCGGCCCCCTACCCTTACCCATATTCGGGTATATCTCCCTCTTTTCCGTTTACCGTGTTTTACCGCATCGAGGCTTGTACCCTTCACGTTCGGCGTTTCCGGTGTTTCCCGTCTTTATATACTAATCCGAATCGACGGGTTTATATGAAACCGGGTATTCTGGTTGAATGTCGCCCGGCGAAAGGCGGCCCGCCCCGGTTTGATGTTAACCGGGACGGCGGCCCCCTGAAATGGGCCGGGGGATACACTCCCCGGCGGAAAAGGCCCCGAAACCCCGGAAAAGCGGTTTAATTCCCGCTTTCCGTCGGCGTTGCCATATGCGCCCGGCGTTGGTGGTTTTGGTTAGTTCGTTGCCACCTTACGACGGAATTACCGTTACGTCTCCCCCGAACGGACGGGGGCGGGTAAGTACGTCTCGGGTAGGTTTCTCCGGTTCCGGCCCCTGTTACGGGCCGCCCGGAGAGACGGAACCGGGGCCGAATTGACCCTTACGAAATGTAGGAGACGGGCCGGAGACGGCCCGCCTTTCACGGTGAAACGGCCCTTAGGGGCCGGAAACCCCGGTGTGGATACCGGGGCCGGGTATCAGTAACCTATCAGTACGAATACCGGCGAATTAATCGCTAATCCCCACGGACGGGGTTTAAAACCGGAACATAGTGCGAAACGACCCAAAACCACATAGGCCCGTGTTAGTACGGGGAGACGGAACCGGCCCATAGGGGCCGGGACGGGAAAGTAGGGGCGGCCCGGCGAAACGGTTTGTAACCGTGAAACCGGCCCCTGCCCCTGAAACGACAAAGGAAACCCTCCGGGTAGTTAGGCACACTATGGTTTGTGACCATAGGTGAAAACCCTGCCCGGCCCCGAACGGGTTTCCCGGCGTTACGTCGTAAGTACGGCCCGAACGGAACCGGCCCGCGAAAGCGGCCCGTTTCGTAGTGACGGCCCGAAACCGGGGAGACGGCCCCGGAGTGTATTTTCAGGTAACAGGGGGAGTATGGCCCGAACAAAGAGCGACCCTTAGGGCAAAGAGTGACGAAAATAGACACATCGAGCATTAATGCCTCGAAACTGTCGAACCGGCTGTCCTTAGCGACAGCTATGGAAATGTGAAGTCCACCCACTTTCGGTTGCGGTTACGGTTAAAACAATAGGCGCTTAGCCTATGGTCTGAAAGTCTATGCCATAAACAGGTTCGTAGGACGACGAACATAGTAGTCAAGAGCTTAGCTCATAGCGATTAACGCGAAAGACTCTTTGAGAATTGAGGATGACCCTGCCATAGTGACAACAGTATTCGGCCTAAAGGGATGAGTGTCACGTTTAAAACGCTCGTTAGTATGTTCGGCCCGTCCCGTAAGGGGCGGGGAAGGATAGACGTAAAGGAACCAGCGGAAGCTACCTCGAATTGACGAGGATTGACGCTTTGAGGGTCTAAGACCCTCGCTAAGCAAACCACGACAGTAGTGAGTGAGACTAATCTCTCTCCTACCTGTCGGAATGGGGGGTTTGGTGCTTCCCCTTCGGAAAGTAGCACTAAGTGACACCCAACGAACTATGTCTGTGAAAGTCAACAGCGACGGCGACTTCGTTGAGAACACGGTGAACACCATCGGCGCTAACCCTGTTAGCGACCTCTACGACCTTCTTCAGAAGGACGACCACTCCGTTGTGAGCTTAGCTCACGAGGTTCGGAAAGCCTTTGGAGAGGATTCTGTGAAGAAGGGCGGCGAGAGTGACATCGCTAAGTGGTGTGAAGCGCCCCGGAATGTGAACCTGATTGAGCCGTGCGAAGCTAACGATAGCGACGGCTCCCTCGGGAGAGCGTTCTTCCTTTCCACCGACTACACCGCCAACGACTACAACGCCTTTAGTGGCAAGTACGACTCCTTAAAGGAGGAAAACGGCGGGTTCGGTGTGAAGCCTCTTGCCGAGGCAGATGAGTTCCAGCGTGAGCTACTGCTCTCGCAAGAAATCATCGAGGCAAGTGACACCGTGATGGTTCCCATCAACAGCGACGGGGAGCCGATTGTCCCGGTAGTGGCAAGTGAAGGTCGTCAAGAGGCTACGGAAGGCTTCGAGGTCGGAGCTGTTCCGACCTACGAGGAAGCCGAGGAACGCCTCAAGACCCTTCTGAGTGACTACTTCGGAGAAGTCGAAGTCGATGAGACGGCGGAATCGAACGATACGAACAACAGCGACGGCGATAGCGGTAGTGACACCGAGGAAGGTCTTGGGCTTCCCGGCGACCTGTTCGACCCTACGGAAGTGAAGGGTATCGGGAACAAGTACGGGAAGGCTCTGCTCCAGCACATCGTGGAGAACCAGATTAGTCTGGACTGGGAAGACTACGAGGAACACGTCGAGCTTCCCGAGCCGGAGGTTCCCGACGTGAGTGAGATGAGCCAGCGCGAGAAGGACGCCCTTCTCCAGCAGTTGCTCGAAAACTCCGAGTAAGGCGCAAAGACTCAAAGACACTTCTTTAACCCTTAGTGGCGACACCGGGGTTCGACTCCCCGGAAGGGCCTCGGTAGCGTAAGCTACCGGCAAGTGACACCAATGTTTTCGCCAAAACTCGGGACTGTAACACAGTCCGATAGCGAGAAGCAAAACCAATGGAGCCACCGAGCTGACCTCAAAATCGACCAGAGGCATCGAGCCTTCGGAGCGGTAGTTGAGGAACGACGTGAGGGAGAGCTTCTGAAAGGTGAGGAGTTAGCCGAGTATATGGGATGGACTCCCGACCCAAGTGAGATTCATCCCCATCACGAGCCAACGAGAGAGCCGGAGGAATACGAAGGCTCCGGCCTTACCGACGAGGAAATCGAGAATCGTAAGAAAGCCGAGAAGTACCGGCGGCGCTACTCCAGTTACCACGACAGCGAGTGACAACTATGAACGAGACACCAACCTTCAGCCGAGACGCAAAGGACTACGAATACAACCCACTTTCCCACGGAGGGAACCGGCGGCGCGAGCGACGGATTGCGATGGAAGCGATAGACCAAGCTATCGAGAGCGGCGAGGCACACCTCGGTCGCAAAGGTCGGGTTCTCTTAGAGACTCGATGGAGCGGTCAGCTCATCACGGTGGTCATAGACCCGAAGGACGAGTCGATAGTGACGACCTACCGAGGGACGGGTAAGAAGCTCAAGAGCCTCCAGCAACAGGAAAAGCGCCGGAGAGAACGCCAGCAAAAGATTCGGGAAGGTCGCGGAGCGGCCTATACCGGAGCTTGGATGTAAACAGTAAAGACTTAATACCGCAACGTTGTCTTTGAGAGTGAAGACCTTTCTCGGGGACAACGACTCGATGTGAGTAACCACTAAAGTCAAATGTGCCACTTCAACGACGACTGCGAAGCCGGTGAGGAATCGTATTGGGAGGATGAGCCAACACACGTCGGAGGAGCCTCTTTTGGAGCCTTCGGATGCGAAGCCTGCGGTTACTCCAACTGCCTATGAAGCGACCGCACTCCTTCAAGCCGGACTGTGACTGTTGGTACTGCGACCTCGAACGAGCAAAGCGAGCTGACTACCGTAGAGGATACACGAGGTTCTAAAGATGGAATACAACGAGATACCGGACTATGAGGTGTACCGAACGTGGAAGAACGCTTACGGAGAATGGGAGGTTAAACTCATCGACGGGGTAGGTGAGACGGCACTTCACCTAAGCGAAGAACCCGAAGCTCCCGAAGACCGTATCGAGGAAGGACTGTTCTACCTGTGGGATACGGGAGCTGGACTCTCGTGGATTCGAGAGCGAGAAGCCTTCACGATGGAGTACGACACCGGGACAGTAACCGACGCCGACTACGTGGAGCTTCGAGAGGATGGAAAGAAGCACGAGACTCAGCACAACCACGTTCACCTCGATAACGACGTAAGGAACGGGAGGAAAATCGCACTTTCTCCGGTATAAAGACTCAGACAAGCAACTTCAACTCTTGCTCCGAGTGGCGGCAACTACGGTTCGACTCCGTAGCGGAGCTTCTGGTAGCACGAGCTACCGGGTGACACCTATGGCAGTAGCAACGACACCAAACGAAGACCGGCGTATCGACCTAAGCGAAGCCGACCTCGAAAAGAAGGTCGGAGACTACCTCCACCGACTCCGGCGAGCTTCGGTAGCGAAGTTCTACGACGACCAAATCGAGTGGGGTTCAATTGCGATTGAGCCGACTGAGGCTTCCTACATCGTTTACGATGTAGATGGCTTCCCGTTCAACGCAATCGACCGAGAGGGACAGGCGATTGAGCAACTTGTGGCGCTGTTCGACAAGGAGCTGGAAGATGCTCTGAACGTGCTGTAATCCAACGATGAACAACTACTACCCCGACTTCCACGACCCGGAGATGAACGACGCATCGAGCTACGACGACCGGGATGAACCCGGCTTCGATATGGACGAACTGGACGGCTTCAACGACCCGATGGAGAAGGTTGCTCACCTTTGAGCGGTGACATACTTGCCCAAACAATCCGACGAGAGCGATACCGAGAGTGGAAGCGACGACGAGAGCAACGCGAATCCTCTCCTGAAGATTCGACCGAGGGACGACGGAAGCGACGACGACGAACCACCAGCGGCGGGAGCCGTGGCGGTGACAGTCGAACCATCCGGCCCGATAGTCTCGATGGCTCCAACGTCGGAACCACAACACCGAGCAAAACCTGAGCTGGTAGCAGTATGAAATACCACCTAATCGACCCGACAGAGCCGGTTGTAGAGAACGAGGAAGCACGATTCGAGATTATCGAGTCGTTCCCCTCGAAGGAAGCGGCGGAACACGTCCTCGAAGCGAATCGGGGACTCCAAATCATCAAGGAATGAACTACGAGAAAGTAATCAGCTCTCTCAAAGAAAGTCTGGATGTGTTCGCCGCTGAATATGCGGTGGACGAAGACGACGACCTCGATGCTATCTTCGCGGCGACGGAGCTTCTGGAGGAAGACCTCGGACTCGGTGAGCGATGGATTCTCTACGAGAACTTCATCGTGGATACCGAGGGTTATCCCCGAGCCGTAGTGGAAATCGAGTTATTCACCGACGCTGATGAATCGGAGTTCGAGCAAGCGGAAGCGGTCTACGAGGCAGGATACTAATGGACATTCTCGAAATCGCGGTGAGTGAGGTAATGGCAGAGGACGACGACTACGTGAAGCCCGGTACGGTCTACGAGACGCCGAACGGTCACTACATCGTGGAGTGATAATGTCAGTAATAGGACTCAGTAACCACGGGATGAGAGAGAACCGCTACGAAATCACCGTTACTGCCGACTCGGATGTGGAAGCAGTCACGACGTTCAACGAGTCGTTTGAAGACGACGAGAACTACACCGAAGCCTACGACGTTCACCAGTACGACTCGGAGACATTTGGTGTGTTCTTCTGGTCGGAAGACCCGATTGACGTGGAGAACGAACCGCTGATTCTCCCCATCGAGGAGGTTGAAGCCTAATGACGACACTCGAAGAAACCCTAACCGACGACGAGCTGGACAACATCGAGAAAGCCGAGCGGCGAAGCAAGCGTAGCAAGACGAAGTACGGCGACCTCTTACCGGAGGACGACGAGTAATGACGTGGAGAGACTACCCCAAGGACTGGATGGGGAACCCGGACGGTCGGGACTACCACTACCGATTCCACGCCAACGATGAGGAAGCGTGGAAGCGGGTTCGGAAGGCCCGCTGGATGGGACGATGGTTCGAGCTGTACCCGAGGGATATGAAGCATCTCCGGGTGAAGCTCCCCCACGTCACCCTGAAAACGTATGACCACAAGGGTCACATCGAGGGAATGGCGAAGTATGCCTGCTCCCCGGATTGGCAGGTCGTCCCCTACTCCCGAGGGAAGTGGGAGATGAAGCACGGTTCTCGTGGCGGCTCGAAGCTCCGGTGTGAGGAATACACCGGAGAGAAGTGGGGAACGGTGACTGTCGAGTTCACCGTCGAGGCAACGCCGGGAGAGATTAAGGATGCCTACGAGAACGGCGTCAACGAGGCCGAAATCGAGGCTTCCATCCGAAATGCCCTTCATTGGGCCGTCGAGGAGCGCATCGACGAACTCCGTGAGGAGAAATTCCACTACCAGAACGAGGTCTGTGACCACGACCACGTAGTGACCGACCGAGGAACCTACGGAGCAGAAGCGTTCTGTGAGGATTGCGGAAAGGTTTGGGACGACTCGATGGAGTTGGACGCCGCTATCGAGAGTGAGGAGATTACGGTCGTCGGTTCGGTCTAAAGACTCGGAGATACAATAATGAGTGTTGAAACCAACGACAGCGACGGTGATAGAGAGTTAATCGGAATCGAGCGACGGGAAGCCCTCGTGGAAACGTGGGGAGTGGATACCGAAGACTTCGAGATGCCTCACGCTTCTGACGACAACCCCTTCCGGTCGATGCCTTCGGGGATTCACTTCGAGGGATACCACCACGACGACTACTGCCCGGAGTGTAACCGGGGAGGTCGGGACAAAGGAGTGCTGAGCGATTACACCGGAGGTATCAACGGCGGCTATATGACGGTCTTCCTCTGTGAAGGCTGTCTCTCGGTGTGGCTCAAGTCCTTCGGATGGTCGGCTCAGAGAGACTACCCGAAGAACCACATCTTCCACCCTGACAACCGATGAGTGTCACCCATACCAAGACTCACGACGTTCGAGCCGGGCCGAAGAACGACTCCCGAGGTGGACATATGTTCTACCTCAAGCCGAACAAGCTCCCGCTGGAAACTCGGCGGGAAGTCGCATCGAGGCTTGAAGAAGCCGGAGTGTACGCTAAGGACTATCCCCACGAGAAGGTGGCGGAGGTCGTTATCGAGTCCACCGTTCAGGGACAAGACCCGAGCAAGCCGTTCCGAACGAGCGAGATTCTGGAGCTGACCATCAATGTGTGAGCATCAAGACCGCCGTTGGTTAGTCGGTCGGGGAAAGCGAACCAAGTGGCGATGTAACGACTGTCACCGAGAAGTTCGGGGCTACTACGACCACGACGAAGACCGCTTCATCGAGTTCCGAGGTGGAACGTGGCCTTAGAGTGTGAGAGATGTGGCGGCCCTCGATTGAACGGAACTCCTGTTACTCGGGATAATGAGACTGGAGAGTGGCGAATAGCCTTCCCGAGCGATTCGGACAAGCGGTACTACTGCCGGAGCTGTGCGAGAGAGGTCACTCAGTAATGGAACCACACGACGACTACCCAAAGAACTGCCCACGGTGTGACAGCACCGTTGAAGAACGAAGTTACGGAGTCCGGTGTAGCAACTTCCGTTGCCTCTGGAAGCGGTGGTGGCAAGACCGGAACGATATGTTCAGCGCGGTACTTCACGAGGAGACTTCCCACTAATGGTTGAATTTCAACACTACCACGGCGGCGAGATGTGTCACCACGGACGAGAAGTTGCGACCGACGACGACCCCTGCCCTTACGAGGGGAGTCGGATTGCGGAGGACGACACGGCGCGGTTCATCCTCTGTGGACAGCACCACCAGAAGTTCGTTGGTGGAATGGCGGCGCGGCGAATGACTCGGTAAACCCTAAAGACTCAAAATGAGCGTTCCAACTGCTATCGAGACGACGGCTGGAGAATCGCTGGTCGAACTTAAGAAGAACAAACACATCGGAACGACGACCCTGAAGCCCGACGACCCGGTTCATCCGGTGTGGAAGGCCGGTCAGCTCACCGACCCGGACGACCCGAAGCCTCTCTACGACGACTTCTGGATTCGGGAAATCTTCAACGGAAAGAGCAAGACGATTTTCGAGGAACGTCCTGACTTCGAGGCCGCCAACGACGACCCGAAGGTGTGGGAGACGGAGTTCGGACGCATCGAGCAGTATTACGAATCGGTCGGTGGTAAGGTGTTCTCCTACAACCGCCGGTTCGTTCTTGACCCGGAGACAATCGAGCAGACCGTGGAGGATGGATGGGCGTCGGATACCCTCTACGGCGTGATGAAGGAGCTGAACGAGAACATCGCAAAGGCCCTCGTGGTGGACGACCTCAAGCACCACCTCGATGAGATAGACACGCTCGATGTGTTGAAAGAGCCGAGGAACGTCGAAGCTCTCCACACCCACGAACGCTACCGGAGCCTCGTGACTCAGATGTGGAAGTCTCAGCACGGAAGCGACCCGGAGAAGACCCACCTGTGGGGTTCACTCGTGAAGGAGAAGCCGACGACCTTCCAGATAGAACAGTTCCCTCAGGGGTTCTTCGTGATTCCCCGGCTCTACAACGGTCACATCTGCCGGGTGATTGACGAGGAGCTGAAGGAACGTGACCTCGGGAAGTTCAGCTTGGCGTGGCGGGGCTTCATCGTGGAGCCGGAGAACTTCAGCGAAGTGACGGAGCTAATCGGCCCGCTGTACGTGGATACTCCGGGGGTCGAGCTGTGGTAGACCTCCTTCGAGAGTTCTTCAAGCGACGAGGCGGTGGCGGGGCCTGTTGTGCGGTGTCGGTGTGAGTCTGTTCGCGGTCTTTCTGATTTGGGTTCTAATTTGGGCGGCGGTTATCGGAGCAGAAGTTTCCCACATATAATTTAAATATCAATTTTGGCGAAACACTCCCTCGGGGAGTGTCGGCAGTAGGTGGCGCTACTGTCCTGATGATGCCAGCCACGGAAAGGCGGAGGAGCAAACGAGTTAGAACTATGTCTGCCGATACCACCATCGACGTTAACGACGAACTGTACGACGACCACACTCCGAGCGAAGCAGTCACCTACAAGTTCAAGACGACCACGGAAAACCGGACGAAGGCGGCGAAGGTCTACGTCAACGATAAGGTCAAGAGCTTCGTGACGGAGACGGCGATTCGGAGCGCGAAGTGGCGGAGCGTCAGTCAGTTCGTGAACGACGCACTTCTGTTCTACCTCGATGCGACCGGGGAGACTCGTGACGTGGCGGAGATTCTGGAGGTCGCCAACAGAACGAGCGACAACAACATCCAGACCACAATCACTCCGACTCTGTTCTACGAGATGGAAGCGATGGTGAACCACCCCCACACTCCGTGGAGGTTCAAGCAGGACTTCTACACCTGCGCTCTGTTCAGCTACATCGAGGCAGGTTGCCCGTCGATGAAGGGACTCCGGCGGTAATCAGACTATGACTAACAAGTACGACACGTTCGAGAGTTACATCCGAGAGGTACAGGCAACGGCAAAGCGATACTACGACTACGCTCTGGAGGGGGCCGAGGAGATACGAACCCCGGCCTACTGTCCGAACGAGTTACCGGAGGAAATCCCGCTGTGGGCGGTCGCTGAGGCCGCCGTTCAGAACCACGACCTCATCCAGTATTACCAGCGGTGCGTGATTTATCACGCCGATGAAGGGTTCTACAACGAGGGAGGTGAACGGTTCTACGACGACCCGGAAGACCAGCAGGAGGCTGTTCAACAGCTCGCCTACGCTGGACTCTACAACGACATCATCACGAAGCTTCGCTTCATCGAGGAAACCCGAGAGGACTTGGGTGAAGCGATACAACTGCTCGAAGGGCCGCTTCACTCCGAGGGAGTCCGGTACGAGTACGACTACCACATCAGCCTGTCATCGAAGGAGCCGGTGACGTACACCCTCGAAGCTCTCGGACAGGGAGAGTGGCGGATGTACGACCCGGACGGTGTGCCGTTCGAGGTAATCAGCCCACGGGTTGCCGTGGAGAACGCCGACCGACCGATTCCCGAGTATTCGCTCAAGCTGTTCCTCAGCAACATCTGCGCCCGGCGAGAGCGAGAGCGAGAAACCAGCGAGTAATCCTCAAATGAGTACCAAAGCACTTCCGGCAGGTAGCGACAGCACCGACGAACCGACGACCGAGGACGTGGACTACGACGACCTCGAAGAACGAATCCTCGACGAGCTTCCCGAGCGGTTCCGTGAGCTGAGTCACATCCGAATCGGGAACGAGGGAGACGTTCAGATGCTCCTGATTCCGTTCCATCCCTACGTGGACAGTAGTGGCGACCCATGTTCCCACCTCGTGATGAACAGCGAGCGGAAGACGATGGAGGAGTTCGGATTCAAGTTCTCATTCTCCACCCTCACCGGAAAGGGAGTCGGAGTGAAGTTCTGGTTTGAACAGGCCGACGAATAACTGCGGTGTCACCCCGGTAGTATGGAAGAAGACATAGAGAAAATCGAGCAAGCCGACTACGAGTATTTCTACTCCCTTCGAAGGAAGGCTTGCTGGCGGCGTCGTGGCAAGTCGAAGCCCCGGCGTGATGTATCGGAGATAATCAACATAGAGCGGCGGTACTGGCAAGAATAACGGCGAAACACCCACCGTGGGTGTCGTCGGGAGTTGGTCGTCCCGGCTGTTGACGAGCCGACCAGATACTTCTGAAAAATGTCCTCAGTAAGCCAAAGCGTCCCGAGAGTTGAACCGTTAGCTAACTATTCGAGGAATCGAGATGGGCTTCGAGAGTACCTGTTTCACCTCGCTGACGACCTATTTCCGTTCCCCGGATACCGTGACTACCAAGATGAGATTCTGAAGGGCGCTCTCGAAGCCCTGTTCATCGAGGGGCACACGAACGTCGTAATCGACGGCCCCACCGGGATTGGGAAGTCTCCCATCAACGTCACTCTCGGTCGGGTGATTTCCCACTTGAAGAAGAACAAGAGTCGGATTGAAGACCATTTCAACTACAAGCTCTACGGCATCGAGTCGGGCAAGTCCTTCTACACTACCCCACAGAAACAACTCCGTAATCAGCTCGCCAACGACGTTGACCTTCAGGAATACGTCACGATGCTGAAGTCCCGGCAGGACTACATCTGCGGAGCAAGCGGCGACAACTGTAAGGACTGCTCTCTCCCCGACGAGATGGAGAATCAGTCCTGCCGAACTATTGCCGGGTGTACCTACTGGCGGTCGAAGGCCCGAGCGATGGACGCCGACATAGCGGCTCTCACGTTCGCTATGCTCGTCGTGGACAACTACCTGCCGACGACGATTCTGGTGAACGACGTTCAGGAGGAACAGATTTCGTTCGACAACCGCGACCTCGTGATTGTTGATGAGGGTCACGGCCTCGAAAGCCAAGTGGCTTCGCTGTTCGCCGGGTTCACAATCTCTCCGTGGACTCTCCCGAACAAGGTCTACCGGAACACGGACGACAAAATCTCGTGGGATTACGAACGCTTCGAGGACATTACCCACATCCTCAACAGCCTCTACGACCGAGCGACGAACTTCGTTGACCGCCACGATGAAGACCCGAACAAGACCGCCGAGGTTGACCAATGTAAGGACTTCATCAAGAAGGTCGAATACTGTCACCGGGAGGTGAAGGACGGAAGGCCGTGGACGGTGACGGTGAGCAAGTTCGGCAAGTTGGGTCAGAAGAAGATGGTGATTAGTCCGGTGGACGTGGACAAGTTCCTCGAACGGTTCATTTGGAGCCGTGGAAACAAGAGGGTCATTTCCTCCGCGACGATTCCGTACAGGGAGAACATCGCTGAGTGGGCCGAGCGAATCGGACTCGAAGGCTCCACGAAGCTTATCAGCCGACCGATGCCGTTCCCCGAGGAACACCGGCTGATTCACAAGAACACCATCGTCGGCTCGATGAGCGGCGAAGGTGAAGAACAGAACTGGCGGAAGGTCATTAACACAATCCGCGAGATTCACTCTCACCACAAGGGGGAGAACGGCCTGATTCACACCAACTCCTACAAGCGGGCCGAAAAGCTCGCTGACTCCCTCGGTCGGAAGAACGTCATCGTCCAAGACCAAGACAAGGACAAGGAGGAGATGATTGAGGAGTGGGTGAACAGCGAGAAGGACATTCTAATCTCTCCGTCGATGATGGAGGGCGTAGACCTCCACGGCGACCGTTGCCGGTGGCAGGTTCTCTTGAAGGTTCCCTACCCCTACCTCGGTGACAACCGGGTGTCCTACCTGCTCGATGAGCGGAACGACTGGGACTGGTACATGGAGTCGGCTTCTCTGGATGTTCAGCAGTCCGTGGGGCGAGCTGTCCGTGGCCCGGAGCCGAGTGAAGCCGCGTCATATTACATCATCGACGGGGCGTTCAACAAGCTGATGAACAGGACGAAGCCGCCGGAGTGGTTCACCGAGGCGATTCGGGATGAACCCCCGGAACATTGGAGCGACCCGGAAGCCGCCCCGTGGCGGCAACCTTCATAGGTAGCCATAACAACTGGAGATTCATGGGCGACGACGCAATCGGTACGATAACTGGAACAGCTACTTTTGAGATGGTTGAGATTCTGAAACAGGAATCTGGAAAAGTCCGAGTGGTCGGAGCCTACATGGAGGACTCAACGACCTACGAAACGGACAAGTCCCGAATCCGAATCGGCGGGATGAAACTCAACTATCTCGAACACTCGATGGCGCTCGAACCCGTCGAGGATAAGAAGTTCTTGTGGGTTGAAGCAACCGACGACGAGCTGAGGATTACGTTCGAGGAACCTGAAGATGAGTAAAACAGTCCAAACCGCTGACGACGTGAACGGTGATGTATCGTGTCCCTCGTGTGACGAGGAGCTTGGGGAGTCAAAAATCGAGGTTGCCGGGCGGCGCGGTGGAGCAAGCCCTACTCGGGTTCGAGGTGGAGTCGGTGGGGTGTGGGTTCTAACCGTCGTGGAGTGCGGAGAATGTGGAGAACAGTTCGAGATTGGTGGCCCCGCTGGAGTCACCGAGCTTCCTGAGAACGTATAACGGCGAAACACCTGTTTTCGGTGTCGTCGGGGGGTGGTCGCCCCGGCCTTTGATGAGCTGACCAGCAATTATGAAGCGACGTGAATTTCTGAAAACAGCAAGCACAGTAGCTACAATCGGAGGGGTGGTCGCCACCGCTGGATGTGTTGGTGGTGGCAGTAGCCTCGAAATCACAAGCCACCGAGCATCGAGTGGGATGTTTGGTGGGTTAGAGATTGTAGGAACCGCGAAGAACACCTCGAACCGGCGACTCTCCTACGCCCAAGTTGAAGGCGTGTTCTACGATTCTCGTGGAACTCAGTTGGAGAGCGGGTTCGACAACATCAATAACCTCGGAGCGGGCCGAACGTGGGAGTTCTCGATTCCCTACATGGGATTCGATGACAGCCGCGTTCACTCCTACGAGGTCTTCGTTCGATAATCGGTAAAGACTTATAGATACCACTCCGAGTCTTAGAGGAACACAACCAATGGACGACCTAACAAAATTCAGCGACCCGACGCCCGACCTGACCGACCAAGAACGAACCCTGCTCCGGTGGGCCGGAGCTGATGAACGACTCATCGAGGTGTGTCAGTTCGACATTACCACGATGGAGAACGAACGCGGAGACGGCAAGGAGGTTAGCCGAAACTCGGCTCTCACGGAGGTCAAGAAGTACCTTCGGGAGTGGGAGAATCTGGACGAGGGTAACGCCGAGGACTTCGACCACTACGGCGGTCACTTCTTCGCGGCGCTGTGGGACGGCGACCTCTACAAAGCGTACTCCCGAGCCGACTACAACAATCAGGCAATCCTGATGGAAGTGTTCGGTGTTCGGCGCATCAATTCGACCCGACCGGCTCACGCCCCTGAGGTGACGGCTTAAATGGATAATGGACTACACGGACGCTACCTCGAACAGCTCGAAGCGTGGAACCTCGCCCGGCAGTTCTCTGCCGAGTTGGTGGCGGCGTTCTACGACAAGACCCGCTCCCTCCGGGGAGTCGTGAAGGAGTGGATGGAAGTTCGGGAAGCGGTGTTTCCCCGACTCGATGCTATCAAGCAGATGGTGTCGAACGTCCTGTTCCTGAACGGACGTGATTCTATCGACCAACTCGCCCGTCAAGTGATGGGCTTCGAGGGGTGGTGGTAGGTGTCACGTAGTGAAAGACCGGGGAATCAACCCCGTGTTGTTAGCGTCGGTATGTCAGCCCGATTGGTTACTGCCGACTCACCCCTTCCCGACCTACTGGATGGATTCGGAGGAGAGTATGAACCCGATGGAGACGGCCTCTTAGAGTAATGCCGTGTACCGAGTGCGGCGAATCAGCCCGCGAAAACGGCTCCTACGGAATCGTATTCGGACTGAGATACGACGACGATGGAGAAGCGAGCTACACCTGCTTCAAGTGTGGCAAGAAGGTTCTGGAGAATCTATGAAAGCACCAGCAAAAGGAAGCGGCTACGACCTCCGTGGTTACGGTCGCGTTTTGGTTAAGGCCGGGCCGTCCCCCGAACACCCCTACGTGTGGTGTTCCGTTGGGTACAAAGACGGTGAGGAACAGTTCGAGTCAATCCACATCGAGGAGTTCAAAGAACGGAGGCTTCACTAATGTCTACTCTCGCTGACTTCGGGGCGGAAATCCCCGAGAAGGAAGCGTGGAAGGACAAAGAAACGCTCCGTGAGCTGTATCACGACAAAGGACTTGACCAGTCTGAGATGGGCGACGAGCTTGGCTGTTCAGCCGGGACAATCTCCTACTGGATGGACAAGCTCGGGGTCAATACGACCCACACGAAGCACAACACCGCTCAGCGAGAACCGCAAGCAGAGGATTGGGAGTGCGAATACTTCGAGGTGTGCGGCAACGAGACTCCCGGCCCTCGAAACGGACTGTGCGACGATTGCCTCGATATGGTTCGAGACAACCAATCGGGGTACTACGACGGCGAGAAGGTCGAGCGGAGTAGCTTCGAGAACATGACGGAGTTCGTGAAGACTCTGTATGAGCTTCGCGGCAAAGTCTCAGAGAACCAATAATGAGTGTTACCACTACAACTGATGATGAGAAGTTCGAGGAACTGTTCGGTAGCGTCAACACCGACACGCTGGAGGGCGCAATCGAGAACGACGAAAACACGGTCTGCCTCGGAACCTACGGGGACGACCTGAGGAAGAAGAACAAGCGGATTACGTGGGACTACCAGCTCGCGTCGGAACACCCGGTGGACGTTCAGCGAACGGACAACGGCCACTACGTTGACCTCTACCCGGAGGAAGGCGACGAGAGCAAGAAGACCCGCGTTCAGTTCTCCTACTTCGACCACGCCGAGGAGTTCTTCGACGTGAACCTTCGGGAGAACCCGGAGGCGCTGTTCATCCACCCCGAGTGGAACTTCATTCTCGTGGTGAAGCCCGAGGACTCCGAGCAGTACCTCGCAATCGCCCCGGTGGTTCACGGAGACGAGTGATGGCGGAGACGAGGGCCTGCGTAGAGTGCCCCGGTACAGCCGTGTTACAGGACGGACGTGAGACGACGTTCGAGTGTCCTGACTGTGGTACGACGTTCATGGACAACCCCCGGTGGAACGAGCGATTCAACCTATGACAAACCTACGAGAAGTCCTTAACGACGTTCTCCGCGAGATGTACGCGGAGGCAGAACCGCCCCTCGATTTCGATGAAGTGCTGGAGAACCCCGACGAGTACGGGAGTGGTTGGTACGCTGACCACTACCTCGATGGCGACCGGCAGACGGAAATCGTGGAAAAGCACGCCGACGAACACGACCTGAGTAGGGGCGAGCGAAAGTCGCTCTCGTTCTCGGCTATCCTGAGCTACGGGCCGTCCTCCACGCGGCGAGAGGTGGAAGCGTGAGCAACTACCCGCCGGGTACGTCGGCTGGCGACCCACGAGCGCCGTGGAACGCTCCCGACCATTCTCACGACCACGAGTGGATGCCCTGCGAGCCGGACTACCCCATCTTCGAGGACGGAGCGGCAATCTTCATCGAGGCGTGTCACTACGCCGAGGGTCGATGGGGAGAGGGATGGGAGTGTGAGGAAATGCGGTCGCTTCGATGCGACGTGGAGCGCGTGGTTCTACTCCGCGACGGTGAGCCGGACGTGGCTTACCTCGCGTCGGAAGAAGACTACCACAACGAGTGGGGCTTCATCGAGCGTTTGTACGAAGACGCTCTGGTGGCCGTGGAAATCACGGACTTCGAGGAAATCGAGATTGTGGATTGTGACCCGCCGAACGACTACGGTGACGGGTACGTTCGGGTTCGGGTCGGTGACAAGTACGAGGTCGTCTACGAACAATGAGTACGCAAACCCAAAACTTCGCTTACGGAAAGGACACGATTGGTGGATGCTCTTGCCCGGCGGTCGCGGCAGGTTACGCCCCGAACACGGGCGATGAGTCCACCGAGATAGCAGAGACTTACGACTACTACGTTCGGGAACTGGACTTGGGGAACGCCCATTCAGTTATCCCCGAGGAAAAAGCACGCCAAGCGTGGCTCGCGGCGGTCGAAAGCATCGAGCGGGATGAGTACGCCGCCGAGCGAAAGGCGAGGGTCGGGAAGGATATTGCTGAAGACCTCGGGTGGTTGTGATGGGGGTCAAGACGGACACGACCGGCAACCACGTCGGCCCCGACCTCACGAAGTACGATTGGGAGTACGTCCCAATCAGCGGGGCCACCGGGGGCTATGACTTCCGGCTCGTCAACTACGAGAAGTGCGTTGAAGTGGAGGTGTACCCGGAGAACGACGACCCCGACGAGGGATACAACATCGTCGTTCGAGAGTTCGAGATAGTGAACGAGGGAACACCCGACGAGTATATTGAAGACGGATACCCCGTTTTCCCTCAACAGACCGGGCCGTATTTCATGGAGATGATGAGCGCCCTTGCCACGGCAGTAACATGGGTGTCTGAGAACCGTGAGTGAGCTGGTCGCCGGTCTGATGGTTTTTGGAGCTTTTACAGTTGGGGCGGTCGTCCTCCTTCCCCTGTTCATGCTTCAGAAAATGGTGTCTGAAGAACGGAACAAGAATCGTCACGAGAAGATGAAGGAAGTAGCAGAACGCCAGCGGTTGAAAGGCAGGAAGAAGCCAAAGTCGTAATCGAAATACTGCGGTACACTCCCCTCGATGAGTTAAAATCGAGTATTGAACACTAAATGAGTGCGTTCATCGTCAAAACTTCACGTATTGGCAGAAAAATCACAGAAAATTATCTTTTCCACTCGGAGTGCGCCCTGAGCGTTCTATCTTCTACTGACCGAGTGATTTTGTCTCACGGAAAAGTCGTAGCATTAAGCGATGTTATCAAGCACGAACGGTACGAATAGTGAGCGTATAGGGCGGGAATCAGCGGCAGAGTTAGGCAACCCAAGGAGTATCGTGATTCGTCAGAAGAAAGTTGACAGAATCCACGGCGCTCAAGAACGGTTGTTCCACCAGCGAAGGAACTCGAAGGTGAACTGCTCGGCGTCAGCGACAGTTGGCTTGAAGAAGAAATCAACGTTGTAGTAGCCGGGCCACTTCTCAACAGTCCCGATAATCGAGTTCGGATTCACATTTCGGTAGTAATTCCCCTGAGTGAAATCGAGCCACGGAGCTTCAACGACGACCGGCATCGGAGCATCCCAATCATCCGCTCGTCCCAACTCCCTCTCGAAGCGGTCGCGTTCGTGAGTGATGGAGTTGAGGAAGTCGCCCTTTGCCTTCCGCTCTACGGCAAAGGGAGGGACATACGTACCGTGCTTCCCGTAGTAGCCCGGTTGCTCTACGGCGTAGTCTCCGGTACGCATTTTCTTTTCCTTCACATCGACCGGGTAATCCTCGAACCAGTACCCGTGACCGTCGTGTTCTCGGGTATCCCGAAGAATCGTAAACTCGCTCATTCCGACCTCCGGTGGTCGATGGTGAGAATGATGCTGAGTTGCTGGTTCTCCGTGAACCCGAGATTGTCCGAGATGGACTCGAACAGCTCGCAGGTTTCGTTGGCGGTCGGCCAGTAACGAGTCCCATCGTGAACGTCGTCGTTAGCCACGACAGCACAGACGCCAAAAGCAACGAGACAAGCTGGCTTGCCGAGGTTTTGTAGGTCGAGTTTGTCATAGATTCTCCGCGCCTTCTGCTTCTGGAACCGAGTCAATTCGAGCTGGCCGGAAAGGGAGTCGAGGATAGCGAGGTTATCCTGTCGGTGGGTGACTCGCTTGTTTTCTTCGCGGCGGTCGTGCCACGTTCCCCGATTGTAGAGCATCAGCCGTCTGAACTTGTCCGGCGTGCTGTTCCGCTCGTTCGGGTCGAAATAGGTCGCGTTTTCGGTATCGGGAGTTAGTGCTTCAGGTGGTTGCTTCTCGGTTAGAGTTTCCATAGAATATCATCTCAAGTGAGATTCCCCCGAGAGAGGCCACTAACTGTATAACTACTACTGTATAACTACTAAGTGTATAACTAAGAGAGATTCACTTCATCGAGTCTCTTTACCTAACAGAGTGTAGTAGAGTGTTAGAGTAGAGTAGGTACTATACTGGTTAGTAACCCGTTCGGAAGAACTCCTCACTCTAATAGACGGGAACTAAGGACTTAAAGATACCGATTCTAAGTCTTTAGATTCGTGAACAATGAATGACTTAACACCCACCCGGCCCGTACTGGCCGGGTATGAAAGAGGACGACGTAGCGTACATAGCCGGAGTAGTCGATTCACTCGGTCGGTTCCGAGTGGAAATCAGCGAGGATAGCGATTTCAAGACAGGATACAAGATAGAACCATACGTTCAAATTAGTCGTAGCGACCCACAAACTGCCGTGTTCGGGCTGTTCGAGGAATACTGTTCCGAGCAGGGAGTCCGGTGGGAAATCAAAGATAGCGGAACGACGATGCTGTTCAAAATCTCGGATGCTGAATCAATCGAGCGGTTCTACGGGCCGCTGGCTCCGTACCTGATTCAGCAGAGCGAGTTGGCTTCCATCTTCATGGGAGAAATCCTCCCGGCGTATCGGGAGAAGGAGTACCTGACGAAGCAGGGCTTCTACGAGATGGTGGAGCTGACGAACGAACTGTACCGTAACGACCCGTCGATAAATAAGTGGAAGTACGAACCCGAGTTCTTCTCGGAGAAGTGGCGAGACGAAATCGAGCTTTAGAGTAGTATCTCTCGTGCCTTGTTCGCCGCCGTGAGGTGGTCGTTGGATTCAGCCCACTCGATGTAGGCAATCACATCAGCTCGCGGCACGGAGCCTTCTCTCCGTTCTTCCGTGGACGGCATCAGGTCGGGGTCGCCCTCATCGACCACTTCAACCACGTTGCGGTCTTCATCGACGTGAGCAACCGGACAGTCACCCTTGTCAACGAGGTCGGTAGCATCCTCCGGGTGATTCTCCTTCCCGGCAATCTGACCAAGATGAATCATTACGCCCTGATAGCCGCTGAACGGTCGGCGGCAGAAAGGACAGAGGCGAGCAACGTCTTCTCCCTTTCGAGTTTCGGGGTAATCCATCTCAACTTCTTGTGTGCCAACTACTTCCAAATCACTAAAGTCTAAGTGTTCTGGAACGTCTCCGTTCGGGCCGTGTCCGTTGCCGCTCGACTGTCGGACGTGAAGGTGCATCCCTCGGGACAGACCTTCGTGGTCGCACCCATCAACGGGGCATTTGACGACTTTCTCCTTGTTCTTGTGCTTCGTCTTCGCCATGAGTGTAAAGATGAAGTCACGCTATTAAGTCTTTGCCATAGTCTCGCCAACATTCTAAGACTCAAAGCGGTATCTTTAAGTCCTTGGCTCGCGTCTATTAGAGTGAGGAGGTCGCGGTGGCCTCCCAACTCGTTTGCTTGGCTAACTCCTGTCATAGTTGTCATTGGTGTCCAGCCACCGCTCACGGTGGCATTTTGGGGACGTAGCTCAGCTCGGACAGAGCGTTCGGCTTCTAACCGAAAGCGCGTGGGTTCAAATCCCATCGTCTCCGTGCGGTGTATCGGCTTTCAAACAGACCAGAGAGAAATCTACGAAATGGAACTAACTACATTCAAACTGAAGGCTATCGCAGTCGGTATGGCTTTCCTCATTCTCACCACCGGAGCGGTTGGTGCGATGGCTTGGGAGCCTGTTGACGAAGGAAACGTGGCGGTTGTCACCGAGTGGGGTGACGCAACTGGTGAGGTTCTTCAGCCCGGTGCGAACTGGATTACGCCGGTCAAACACGATACGGTGACGCTCTCCACCCGACAGCAGGCGTACACCATGACCTCGAACCCCGGAGAGGGGGCGAAGGACTTTGCTGACCCCATCGTGGTGAAAACCGCTGACGGTGTTGAGACGACCTTCGACGTGACCGTTCGCTACCAGCTCCCGAACGACCCGGAGCAGGTGACTGACTTCTACACGGACTACAAGACTCTGGAGAACGCCGAACAGCGGATGATTCGGACGACCCTCTCGAAGCAGATGCTCATTACGACGGGTAGCATGGCGACGAGCGAGGTCTACACCTCCGCCGGTCAGACTCAGATTACGATGGACGCGCGAGAGAGACTGGAGGAGAAGTTCTCGAACACCGGCCTGATTCTGGATTCCGTCCAGATTACGAAGGTCAACTTCCCCGAGTCCTACGAGCGTTCCATCACGGAGAAGGAGGTCGCGCAACAGCGTGAACTGAAGGCTGAGGCAGAGGTCGAAGTGGCGAAGCAGGAAGCTCGCGCTCAGATTGAACGCGCTCAGGGTGAAGCCAAGGCGAACGAGATTGTCGCGGAGTCTGTTCGCAACAACCCCGAGCTGATTCAGATTCGCTACATCGAGGCAATCAAGAACTCTGACGGTAAGACCATCTACCTTCCCTCCGACGAAACTCCGACTCTCGTGAAGGATACGGACGAGGACGAGTAGGATGTTCAAAGTCGTCTTCTTGATTATTCTGTGGCTTTTCCTCGTGACGGTTATCACGGTGGCCGCGTTCGGATACTTCCGAAAGAAGGCCGAGTTGGAACACGAGGAGACGATGTACGAGATGAAGAACGAGTAGTAGGCTCGTTCTCCTTTTTGCGACCGTAGTGTAGTGGTATCACGGCGGCCTTCCAAGCCGCCAACGGGGGTTCGATTCCCTCCGGTCGCATGAGCCGGATAGTCGCTCCGGTGGGGGCCGTATGACCCTGCCCCTTGATGGGCGGGGGTGCGGCAATCCGCGACTCGCAACCGACACCTACTGGCAATGGGGGCGAAGCGAAAGCCACGCTCTGCGGGTTCGATTCCCGCCGGTTGCTTCCCCTCCGTCATAGGGGATTCGGTACTACGCTACCTAAGCCGTGCCAGCGGCGGTTATCCGCTGGAAACCAGAGAGAAACAATGTTTGGATTCATCCGAAACCTACTGTTCCGGCGAAGTAACGACGACGAACGTGACTACCTCGACCTCGGTGGGGCCGAGGCGGTCTTCAACGCAATCACGGAGCGCACGGACTCCGGGTTCGAGGTTCAGATTCAGCTTGGTGAGCCGAGACTCATCGACCGGGGTGAGCTGACCGAAGACCTCTACGTGGTCATCCCGACGTACACGGAGAACGGCCCGAACCCCGCTGACTTGGAGTTCGACCTCCCTGATGGTATCGAGGACGCGAGTGCCGAGTTCTTCGACCTGCTCGATGCGTTCGGTATCGAGAAGGCGGCCGACGTGTTCGAGCTTTCGGGGATGAGCGTTCCCGGCAACCGAGTGAACGGCACGGTCGTCCCGAACTTCGACCAGCTCGCGGAGGAGTAGATGGACGACGACGATACCCCCTCGGGTGGCGTCGGCGCTGTCTCCTTCAACGAACCAATCGGCCCGGAAGTCCCGCTCGCTCCTACTGCGGAGCCGAACCACGTCGTGAACCCCATCAACACTCCAGCATGACTGCCTACACTCAGACCTCCGGCGACCTCGAAGCGACTCTCGAACCCTTCGGCAACGGCGACGAGGTGGACATCATCTCTCTCGAATACCCCGTCTCGTGGAACGATTCTACTCTGCTGGATTCTCTCACTTCTCTCGCTGACGACGTTCGGGCGGATGGCCTCTCTATCAAGAATCTCTCTACGTGGGTCAACCGCTTCGACAAGTAATGTCTGCTACTTCTATCTCTCCCGGTTGTGGTTCTCCACTTGCTACTAACTTCATCGAGCGGGGCATCCCTCCCGATGAACTCTAAGACTCATATAGGTATCTTTAAGTCTTAGTCCCACATCTAATAGAGTGAGGACAAGCACCTCAATCCCCCCTTTCTCTTGCCGAGGTAGCTCAGTTGGTAGAGCGCCGTGCTGTTAACACGGTGGTCGGAGGTTCGAGTCCTCCCCTCGGCGCTTGGCTACGCGAGGTGCTGGCCGTACCTTTGTAGCCACTCCCGTTCACGCGGTGTGGACACCCCCAATCATAGGCCCTTTTCTGGACGTGTTCAAGGCGAACGCGGAGGCTGTAAACCTCCCAAGGGCGGTTCGATTCCGTCCGTCCAGACTTTTCTACGGCGAAAACACCTATGCCGTAGTTGGCTCCGAAACGAGTGACAAACAGAACCAGAGAAACCTACTTCAACAAATGAGCCTTTTCGACACCGACTACAACAGCGGCGGCAACACGAACAACAGCGGCGCGAGCGGCGACTTCGAGGAGCGTATCTCCCTGAAGATGAACAACTACGCCTTCATCTCGTTCAAGATTGGGCGTCTCGGTGAATACACCGGGTCGTCCTACGGTCAGTCCCTCATCGTGGACGCCGACGACGTGGAGGTAATCGACGGCATCGTGATGGAGCGGTCGCCGGGCGACGAGTCCGACGACACCATCAAGGTGTTCGGTTGGGATACGTGGTTCGCCACCGACGACAACGGCGCTCCGACCGAGGATGTGGGGGTTGACGAAGTTCCCTCCCGTCACAACGAGCAGTTCGGTAGCAACAACTTCACGTACAAGCTTCAGGAGGCCGTGCGTGAGGACGACGACCCGGTGAGCCTCGGCAACTGTACGCTGTGGCTCTCGAACGGGACGAAGAACCGCACCTTCGCCAAGGTCATCACGCCTGCCGGTCACGACGTGGTGGACGACAAGGACGACAACTACAACTGGCTGAACGACGACGCCCTCGAACTCCGCGACGACCTCGAAGGCCGCCGTATCATCCTCTCCTACTACAAGGACGGCTTCCTGCCGGACGACGCGGAGAGCGAAGACGACTACGTGGAATACACCGACGCGAAGGTTCTTGATGCTGAGACGTTCGCTGGTATCACCATCGCCAACTCGGGCGGCGACGGCGACGACTCCGACGAGTCCTCCGGTAGCTCGGGTGGCTCGCTCGGTGGCGGCGACGACTCCGACGAGGAGCTTCCTGAGGGTGTTCCGCAGGCCGCCGACCAGATTATCGACTTCATGGCGAACACGGGTGAGACGAACCCGGAGAACGTCGAACAGCTCGTCGCTGGTGAAGTCGGTGACGCCGAGTACGACCTCGATGCGGTGATTGCCGAGATTGAGAACCGGATGTAGGTTCTCTCCCTCGGTGTAAAGACTCGGAAGCACGCTGTTAACTCATAGAAATGGACAAGGAAGACGCCAAGCAATACGTTACAGAGGTACAGGTCGGTTCGGACAAGAAGAAACAGCTCGGTCAGTACGAGCCAGCGACGGCACACACGTTCCTCACCGCCGAGATTCCCCACGACGAGAACGGCGACCCCGTTGACGACCCGGAGGAAGTCATCGAGGCGCTGGAAGACCTCGCGTGGGAGTCCACCGAGAGGAGCATCATGGAGCGGTGGGAGAAGCACGTTCGCAAGTCGGACGAGTAGGCTCTGTTCTCCCGCTCGATGAAGTAGTATAGTCCCGAGCATAGGCCATGAAATAGGTTCCTGAAATTTCGCTCGCAATGAACATACCCGTTCTCAACCAGATGGAAGATACCTACATTCCGAACCTGTACGACCTGACGCTGATGAAAGAGGATTTCGGGCTGATGGGGGAAGAAGACACCCTTCAGACCGTATTCCTCTCGTGGTTCAACGGAGGGTTCGTCGCTATGACCGGCCTCTCACGAGGTGGCAAGGACATGGTGGTGGACGCGGCTGACTACTGTACGATGGGGGACTTCGTGTTCAAGGTTCCCGATTCGACCAGTAAGACCGACCTCTACATGAAAGAAGACCAGATGAACTCGGCTCGTGTCCACCGTTACCCGGACATTGCGACTCTCCAAGACAAACAGCACTTGGAGGAGATAATGAAGCGCCACGGAGAGGGCAAGTCGGCTACCCACTCCCGCGCTCTCGGTACGAGTGGTCAAACCGAGTCGTTCGAGCTGAAGCCCCCGGACGCTTTCGTGCTGTTCGTGGCTTCGGACAACGAGCAGGTAGACCTCAACGACTACCCCGAACTTCGGAACCGCGCTCTCGTCGTCTCCATTGACGCCAGCGAGGAGCTGACCAAGGAGGTCAACGAGCGGCAGGCCCGGCAGGAAGCGGGACTCGTCGAGTATAACTTCACCGAGGAGGAGCGCGACGAGATTCGCCGGTACGTTTCCGGCATCCCGGTCAAGATGTTCGCTTCCGACGACGGCCCGAACGGGGGAACGCTGAACCCGGTGTCGGTTGCGCTGAACAACCAGAATCCGCTCCCTCAGCACTTCACGGAGGCCCGGCAGGACTTCCCGCGCCTTCTGGACTTCTGCCGGTCGGTGGCGCTGTTCCACTACAAAGACCGAATGACTCCGGCTCTCCCCGACCGGACGGAGACGGCGACTCTCCTAATCACGCCAGCCGACGTGTGGTACGCCATGCGAATCTTCGGTGAGCAGATGATTCTCTCGGCTCTGAACCTTCGGGAAATCGACTTCGAGATGCTGTCGATGCTTCGAGACACGAACGACGGCTACTCGAAGGCGGAGATTCAGATGGAGATGCGCGACCGGGGCTTCAACATCACGAACCGCGACGTTCACTCCGCGCTGAACAATATGCTCACGAAGGGCTACGTGCGGAAAGACCAGAGCGAGAACCCCGTGATGTGGAAGGCGTCCGAGTTCGCGGCGCAGGCGAAGCGTGACGTGACTCTCGATTGGGCAGAGATGGTCGAAGACACGAAGGAAACCGCTCGGAAGGCCCTGCCGGAAGACGTGGCGGAGGAATACATCGAGCGGTTCTGCGAAGGCGACGGCCTGTTCGTGACGCACCCCTTCACCGGGGAGAAGCTGAACATCACCAAACAGAACATCCTCGAAGATAAGGTCGAAGAAGCGACCGAGGCCGAGGAAGACGTGTTCTCCCAAGACCTCTACGGTGGGGACTCCGACGACACCGACGACGCCGGGGATGAGTCCGACGCTCAGCAAGCCTTCGCTGGCGGAACGCTCGGATGAACGGACGCTGGACGTGCCGGTGCTGTGAAACCAGCACGGGTGGCGTCTCTGAATACTGCCCGTCCTGTCAGAGCGCGGGTTGTACGAGCTTCACCGAGAGGTGCGAAGAATGACCACTCACACAAATGGGAAATCACGAGAAGCTTCTATGGCAAGCGAGCAAAGTCTGGTGTCCCGACGTGGGGCCGGACGCTCCACGGAGGGCGAGTACCCGGTTTAGGATACAAGAGCCGGTGAACAATCGAGTAGAACTGGTAAGCAATCTTCTGGAAGCAGGCAACGCCGGGAAGGACGGGTTCGTATCCACCTACTCCTTCCCTCGGGGCCACACCGACGACGGGGACAACATCCCGAAGATAGACACTATCTTCATCGACTTCGACGTTCCCGCCGACTCCGAGTACCGCGAACGGAACCGAACCCTCGATGCGTGGAAACGCTCGATGAGTGACCTTCTGATTCGCGTTCAGCTCGTCGCTGAGGCAATCATCGCTGGAGGAAAACAAGAGCATTGGCGGGCTTCCCTATCCGGTCACAAGGGAATCCACCTGTTCTTCGACTTCGAGCCGGTGGATGTAGCCAACGGGTCGTACACTCAGTTCAAACGTGGACTCGAAAAGTACGGCGACCAGATGATAGCTCAACTGGACGAAATCGCAGGCGGAATCAACATCGACCCGTGGGTTGACGTTGACAGCTCCGACCTCGCACGACTCGTCCGGCATCCGAACACGCCCCACCCCGGAGCTGAACACCGGGAGGAAACGAGCTGGTGTGTTCCGGTGAGCATCGAGGAGCTGGTGAACTTGTCACCAGACGACTACCTCGAATTGACCAGCGGCCCCCGGCCCGTTCCTATCACGGAGCGGTCGCCCTCGGCGGCAGGACGCCGGGAAGTCGCCCTCGAAGTACGGAACGCCAGCGGTGGCGAATATCATAGCGAGCGCCGTGGTTCGGTGAAAGACCCGAAGGCGGTGAAACGCTACGAGGAGGAATCGAACGACCGAATCAAGGTAAGCGACATTCCGCTTCTCGTTGCGAACAAGCCCTGTATCATGGAGTTTGTCAAGCGCAACGACTCCTACGGGTACGGTTCCGAGAGTCGCATTATGGAAATCAATGTGATGAAGGAGCTAATCCAGAAGAAGGTTCCAATCGACGTGATTGTAAACTTCTTCCGCCCTATCGAGGGATTCAGCGAGGGAACCACGCGCTCTCTGGTTGAAGACCTAATCTCCCGCTACGAAGGCCCGTTCGTTTGTCAGAACGTATGGGACGCTGGTGGCGAGTTCTGCGTCGGAATGAACGACCGCTCGGACGAATCCTGCCGAATCTACGAAAACGAATACGTACCTACATGAACTACGAACAGAACCTCACCCCGACCGAACTGGAAATCATCGACTACCTTCCCGCGACCTACGCCGCTCTCTCTGAGGAGTTCGGATTCTCCGAGTCTACGGCCCGCGACCACATCAGCAGTATCGAGCGCAAGGGCGCTCCCCTTGCGAAAAGACGCATCGACGGGGGCAAGGTCGAAGCGTATATGCGGGACGTGGAGAAGGAACACCCCACCAACCAGAACCGAACCCGCGACTACGGTTCTAACAAGAAGGCGACCAAGACAAAGCGGCTGAACAAGGCCGCCGGGTCGCTCTCGCGGCGTCTCGATAAGGTGCTGAACAACACGGAACCCGCCGTGAGCGCCGTCCCGCTCTCCGAGGGTGGCGAGGAAGACGTGGTGATTCACGTCACGGACGACCACATTGGAGACGTTCTCGAAGACGAGTTCGGGAACGAGGTCTTCAACACCGAAATCGCTCTGGAGCGGATTCGCTACCGGACGCAGAAGACGCTCGAACTGATTGAGCGCCAGCGGAAGGCCGGGTGGGACTTCCACACGGTTCACTACGTGATGGGCGGCGACATTATCACCGGCTCCGGTATCTACCTCGGCCAAGCGTGGGAGATGGAGCTGAACCTCAACGAGCAAATCGACATTGCTACGCAGGTTCACTTCGAGCAGATTCGGACTCTCGCGGAGAACTTCGACGCCGTTCAGGTGGTGTGTCAGACCGGCAACCACGGCGAGATTCGGATTAACGGCTCCAGCCAGCAGGCGAACGGTGACGACATTGTGTACCGGATGCTCGATGCGGTTGTTCGGGCGTCGGAGTACGACAACATCACCTTCATCCGCAACGACCGGACGGGCTTCACGAACTTCGAGATTCGTGGACACCGCGCCCACATCCGCCACGGTCAGAACGCGGCGGAACACATCGGAACGGCGGCGGCGAAGCGCGACTGGAGAGGATGGCTTCTCCAGCACGACTTCGAGATTGCCTACGCAGGCCATTACCACACGCAGGGCGTTGACCGCGTGATGAACGTCCCCGTGATTCGCTCCGGTTCCATCAAGCCGCCGGGTGACTTCGAGGAATCTATCTCTGAGTGGTCGATGCCCGGCGCGACCATCCACGGAGTCTCCGACAGCCTCCCGCTGACGTGGCTCTACGACGTTCAGTATCAGCCGTAAAGACTCATCGAGGTAGTTCCGACTCTTATCTTAAGAGTTATGTACCGAGCTTCGACTCTTTAGCAGTACGCAAACAGCAGGACACCAAATGGACAACAAAGACGAGTTCTTCGGCACGCCGAGAGCAGACACGACGACCATCGAGAGCGGGGAGGGAATCCACAACTACTGGGCGCTTCACAAGTTCGCCCTCGAAACCGAGTACGACTGGATGCCGACCCACCTCCGCCGCTACCACCCCGGACGAATGATTGATGGGGAGCTGATGGAGGGCTACTACGACGAGTTCATTCCCATCGCTCACGACTCCCCGAGAGGCAAAGTCCTCAAGAAGAAGGTCAAAGAGGAAACCATCGTCTGCCCGGACTGCGAAGAAGCCGCCCGAAAAATCGACACGGGAGAGCCGGTGTGCCCGGAGTGCGGTCTTATCTGCGACGAAGGGCGACCGACCTACGAAGTAGTAAACGACCCGAAGGCGGCGGGTCGTGTCTCCGCTGAAGCTGGAGGAATCTAATATGGAAATGACAGACCCTACTGAGAAGACCGAGGAGTTGAAACGCCTGATGAACGAGACGACCGTGGAAATCGGGGGTGAGGAAGAACGTCTCTCCGACCTCGTGGGCGACATTAAGACGGCCCATCAAGAGCTGGACGCCTACAAGTCGGGGGCACTCAAGCTGAGTAATGCCCTCGATGAGCGGATTCTCATGGCGAAGGGCGAGAAGGACGAACAGCTCATCGAGATTCTGGAAGGACTCAAGGAGTCTTCTTTCGGCGTCTACCTCAGACTCCAGAGAGGCGACCTCGAACTACTCGGAGAACGCGACGGCAAGCACTCCGGGTACTTCGCACCGGACGACGAGTAAACGCGCCCTTCACCACCAATGATGAGTTTCGGAACAGACGGAATTAGCCACAACATCCATCTCGCTCAGGTTGACGACGACGGCAACCTCACGAACTTCCGAGAGTACGAGAACGTAGTCGATGTGATGAACCTCCCTGATGGGACGGTGAAGTTCTACTACGAGAACGGACTCAAGCAGATTCAGGGCGGTCGAATCGTCCGGTCGCAAGTTCGAGGTATCAAGGACGCCTTCCGTTACCGCTGTTCGGAGTGCGGTGACTTCGAGACGGACGTAATCAGCCAGCGAGACAGGGGTGAGCAGACCGAGATGGTGTGTCCGGTTTGCGAGGAAGTGACCGACCACGTTCGGATGGACGTGGACGAAATCAAATACGACCGAGTACGACATGGACGAAGTGAATAACGGGAGACTGCTCGAAGAAGCACAGGAAATCATCGAGGGGCGTACTGAAACACACGGTGCGCCGGAGGACTCGTTTCAACGAATCGCTCACTACTGGAACGCTTACTTCCTGAACACGGGCTGTCCCGACCCGAACATCCGGCCCGCTGACGTGGCTGAGATGATGGCGTTGTTCAAATTGGCCCGAGCGCAGGGTGGCGATTATAATGAGGACGACTACCGTGACCGACTCGGCTACGTCAACCTCGCAAGCAACTTGCGATGATGAAAGAAGACCAAGACCTACACGACGAGATTGACTCGCTCGCACTCGAAATCGAGCGGTCAATCAAGATAGCAAAGGAGCGGAACAAAAAGTGGGAGGGCGTGTTCGACCCGGAACCCCGAGTGATGAAGAATCAAGCGGAGGCGTTGTTCTCGTGAGCGTCGGACTCCCGCAAGAGACGAAGGATGTTCTGATGGACATTCTCCAGCGAGCGGCCTCTCAGGACAGGGCGGTAATCGAGTTCCAGAAGACGGATGGAGAGCTTCACGCGATGGACATTACCGACCACGTAAAGACTCTGGAGGAAAGCGAGTGAATCCCCACAGCCCAACCGACTCGTGGCTCAAGGCAATCTGCGACGATGGGGGTTACGACGCCGACCCCGACCTCGGTGACGAGGGTTCCATCATCCTCGAACGGCCCTCTGGAAGCTACGAGGTGAACGTGGAGAAGGTCGATGAGTAAGGCACTCACCGACGACGGAGAGGAAATCGACCTTACTGTTCCCGACGAACACGTTGAGAACGGACTCGAACACGTCTCGAAGTCCCGAGTCAAGACGTACCTTCAATGTCCCCGGAAGTTCTACTACTCCTACTGGTGTGGGAACCGGACACCCGGCTCTTACCACACGGAGAAGGGGAGTCAGATTCACCGGGCCTACGAAGACTTCCACCTCAACCTCATCGAGTACGTTCAGGAACACGGTGAGCGTCCCGAGACGTATGCCGAGTTGATGGGGCCGTGGGAGGATTGGGCGCAATGGCTCCACCCCCACATTGCGAACTTCTGGAAGTTCGAGGACAAGCGGTGGGAGCTGGCCTGCGACTACGCCGCCGCGAAGTTCCGCGCTCTGGACGACCCCCGAGACGGGAAGACCGTGATGGAGTACGCCCTCGATGCGTGGCTCCCCATCGGGGTTGAAGTCGAAGGTCGGCTCGAAGGCGACGACATTCCCATCGGAAACATCCCGTGGATGGGATACGCCGACGCCCTGCTTCACGCCGCAACGGTTCCCGGCATCGAGGCGGATGAAGGAGTGGTGATTCTCGACTACAAGACCGGGAAGGTTCAAGACCCGAAGTACCGCCACAAGGGAATCTACCTTGAGGGTGAGTTCTACGGGTGGCTGTTCGAGAACGACCTCGACTACGAAATCGCCGGGGTCGCCGGGTACTACCCGCAAGAGGATGAGCTGGTCGTCAGTCCGTACCCGGACGAAGACCGCCGACACATCATCCGCAAGGCTGTCCTCGGGATGCAGATGAAGCCCGAGGTGGAGAACTACGACATAGACACCGGCCCGCTCTGTCACTACGGTCACGGCAAGTGCTTCTTCTACGACCAATGCCCGTCGTCGTGGGGGAAGAAGGGCGGCGAAGGCTACCACGGATTCGCGGAGCCTGATGGCTCTACGAAGCCGAAAGACGAGATAACGAACCACAAGCGAACGAAGAACTGGTATCCCTACTAATGTCTCATTGCGACTGCTCACCTGAGGAACAAGACCACTACAAAGAGGAAATCAGCCCCGACCACCACGACGGCGAAACGTGGGCCACGAAGTGCCACAACTGTTGGGGCCTCGTTCGGATTCACTAATGACAGATGGAATCACACTCGACGTAGAGTTCACGCAACGGCTGACAATCTATCCACCAGACGAAATCGAGGATGGGGTGGACGCTGACTACTGGTTCCACAACGACCCCGTGGAAATCATCCGAGACGGAATCGACCTACGGCAAGGAAGCATCGAGGTGCTGAGCATCAACGAGTAAATGGACTTCAATCTACCCCACAACTGTACGAAGTGTAACAAGGAGTTCAACTACCTGAACCCCGAGTCGAACGAGGATTACTACGTAGTCCAGAAAAGAAGCGCCCGCTACCGTGGGGCGACCGCCTCGGTCGTCTACTGTACCGGGTGCGCCCCGTTTGGCAACACGAAAATCCCCGCTCAACTCGGCCTCGATGAGTGACGGGGAAGTGTTCCTGCGACTCTGCCTAATCCCGCTCGGCGTTCTCGTGCTGAGCTACGGACTTGGAGCGATATACGACTACCTGCGATACGAAATCAATAACCGAAAATGACCGAAGGCAACCTCAGCTTCGTCCTACACAACGAATCGTTCGATGACCTCGCTACCATTCTGACCGAGTACGCTCAGATGAAGCGCGTGGTGAGACAGCACGGTGAAGCGGAGAACGCGGAGACGATTCGCAACACCCTGTACGCACAGCACGCTCACAGCCTGAAGTAGCTGACAATTCCTAATGAGTCTCACCGAGTACGCACCGACCAGCAACAGCACCAGCTCACGAAACGATGTTGATGTTATAGTCACGTCCTGCGGCGGAGAAGATATGCCCCGAGCGGCCTACCGTGGTGGCTCGCTCGTGGGGATGGAGAGTACGAAAGCCCGACCACCGAGGGAGATTCCGGTGGAGTTCGTCGATTGGCCGTTCTTACAGGACGACCTCTCGTTCGAGCAGAAGTGGAAAGCCCACCTCGATGTGGTGAAACGCGAGAAGCCAAAATATGCTGTTGCGCCTGATATTGGAGACGAGTCTGACCTCACTTCTATTCTTGCTAAAGCTGACCGTCTCCGTCGCCACGCAGACGTTGTTATCGTGGTTCCGAAGGGCGTCAAACCCGACCGTGTTCCCTCCCGGTTCCGCGTCGGACTCCCCGCTCAAGACCGCTTTGGTGGTGTACCGTGGCCGGTATGGGAGTACCGTAACTGCCGGAGTGTTCATATCCTCGGTGGAAGCCCACACCGCCAGTTCGAGCTGTCCCACTACGTTCCTGTTCACTCCGTGGACACCGCCTCTCCCCTGAAAGCGGCCCAATTCGGAGACGTGTGGCAGGGAGACAAGTGGGGAGAGGACGGCTACAACTACTATGACCGCATCGAGCGGTCGATGGAGAACGTCCTGAAATCTTGGAACAAAGAAGACCGCGTTGACTCTGCGTTCCTGAACCGGCGACGGCGGGAGGTCGAACACCCACAAGCACCGTCACTTCTTGAACCCGAGCGAAAGGCCCGTCCTCCCTCTCGGGAGGAAATGTGTATCGGGCCGAACGAGGAACACCCGTTCCCCGGTCGGGAGTATTTCTACCGCGACGACACGCTCAGCTACGCTGAGTGGAAAGACGAGTATCGGGGAGAGTCCCCGGCGTATCTCTAATTCTCTAATTCTCTGTTTCGGTCGAAACACCGTCAGCATCCGCTGGCGGTGCGGCACGAATCCAGAGATATGACCACTTGTAGAAAATGCGAAAAGCGAGAGCCGATTCCCGGCAAGTCGCTCTGTCCTCTCTGTTTCGAGGTGGCAAAGACAGCGACAATGAAGGAGAAACATCGAGATAATGAGTAGCACACTACACGACTACGCCGAAACACCAGCACCGAATGTTCAGCTCGTCGCACCGATACTGAAATCCGATGTTCTAATCGGTCACTTCGGGGAGGATAGCCACCGAGGTCGCGTTGCTACCTTCCCCCGGAACCGACACGGGAAGGGAGACGCCGACCAGCACTACTTCCGAAAGTACGCTGGCTACGCAATCTCCGAGGATATTCTCTCCCGAGTCAAGGGGATGGGGGTCAAGACCGTGTTCATCATCGAGCGGGACGACTCCCGAGTAATCGAGTACGACACGGCGGCTTTCCTGAACGGAGATATGGTCGCCTACGACCCCGAAGCGAATACCATCATCGAGGGGGAGAGCCGGATTCAGCGCAATCGCTCTGGATTCGAGGACGTACAGCGAGTCGCACCGGAAAACACGGCGAACACGTCGTGGTCGCGGTCAGAAGTTTCAATCACCAAATCACGATGAACCAGAACAAGAGTCACCAGCAAGCCGCACCGTGTGGATGTGATAGCCCCCGAATCGCCCCTCAGGGCGGTTGTGAAACGTGCCTGAACTGTGGATGGAGCGCCTGCCTCATTTGAAATGAAGGAAATCTACATCACTAACACCGAACTGGTCTACGAGGATTACACCCCGAAAGTCAAGCTGTTCGGGCGAACCGAAGCCGGGAAGTCTGACTCCGTTACGGTGGAGAACTTCCCCGCCTACTTCTACGTCCCCGCCGAGGAACGCGGGAAGGTTGACCCGTTCGACAACGACTACCTCGAAGGGTACGCTGACACCGACAAGACCGGCCTCGTTGACGGCGACGAGCTGGTGAAGGTTATCGTCAACAACCCGAAGAAGATGGGCGAGGTCGCCTCGTTCTTCTCGAAGTCGTGGGAAGCCGACGTGGACTACACCGACCGGCTTCGTATCGACCTCGGTATCAAGACCGGCGTTCGAGTCCCATCGAGTCGGGTCACTCCCGATGAGATTGAGCCGGTGGAGATGGACGCCCCGCCCCGTGTTCTGACGTTCGACATTGAGACGGACGACCGGGGAGAGGGCTTTCCCGACTACGGACAGGCGCGTATCCTCTCCATCGTCGCTCACGACAACTACCGAGACGAATACGTTGGGTTCATCGACCTCGACGGTCACGGGCTTGGGGAACGCTTCCCCGACACCAACCTCGATGAAGTGAGCCACCCGGAAGACCTCGGCCTCGAACACCTCAGCCAGCTCAAGTTCGAGCCGGATGAGCGGAAGATGCTCACTTCCTTCGCCAAGTACGTTCAGGAAATCGACGCCGACCTCGTGGTTGGGTGGAACAGCAACGGGTTCGACACCCCGTTCGTTATCGAGCGGATGAAAGAGCGCGGTGTCAACGCTGACCGCCTCTCCCGCACCGGGAACGCCTACACCGGGTACGGCGGCCCGACGATTCAGGGACGCACCTGCTACGACCTGATGGACGCTTGGAAGGACACCAAGTTCACGAAGGTCAGCGGGGCGCTGGACAACGCCGCTCAGATGGAGTTGGAAGACGCGAAGATTGAACACACGGAAAAGGGATTCTACGAGCTGTATTCGGAGAACACCCGCAAGTTCCTCAACTACAACACGAAGGACGTTTTCCTCACGGTCGGTATCAACGAAGCCGCGAACGTCCTCGCGTTCAAGAAGGCGCTCCGTGACACGATTGGTCTGGACTTCGAGCAGACCACGGCGAACAACGAGTTCATCGAGATGATGATTCGCCGGAAGCTACACACGGAGGGCTATGCCGGGCCAACGGCTACCGAACCCGAGGATACCGGGAGTTACGACGGAGCGTTTGTGTTCGACGCCTTCAACGGCCTCAAGGAGAACGTCGTCGGAATCGACTTGGCAAGCCTGTATCCGAACACGCTCTGGATGCTGAACGCCAGCCCGGAGACGAAGGTTGACCCGCTCTACGTGGAGGAACACGACGACGGCCTCTACGCGGTTCTGGAGGAAGGCGGCGACCTCGTTCCGGTGGCGAAGGCGGCCAACGACGTTTACTTCCGACTCGATTACGACGGCGTGTTCCGCGAACTGGTGGACGAAGCTCTCCGCCTCAAGGAACACGCTGGCGAGATGAAGAAGGACGACTCGCTGAGCGCCGAGGAGAAGTCGAAGTGGGCCGAGGAGTATAGTGTCAGGAAGACGATAGTTAACAGCATCTACGGCGTTCTTGGGTGGGTTCGGTTCTTCCTCTACGACGCCGATATTGCCGCCGCTGTCACCCTTACGGGGCAGGCGGTGATTAAGCGTACTGCGAAGTACGTGGACGAGGAAAGTATCGCTAATGTGGCATATGGCGACACCGACTCAAACTATATCGAGTTTGACAGCTCGATGAATCAGCGAGAGTGCCTCGAAGCCGCTGACGCAATTACGGACACGCTGAACAACGAGGTGTACGTTGACCTCGCCGCCGAGTACGGGATGCCGACCGACCCGTGCCGGTTCGACATTGAAATCGAGATGTACGCCTCTCACTTCTTCATGTCCGGGCAAAAGAAGTTCTACGCCTACGTGAAGGTGTGGGACGAGGGGATGGACTACGACGCCCAAATCAAGGACGGGAAGGGCAAGCTCTCCATCTCCGGCTACCCGTGTAAGAAGGCGAACACGGCTCAGCTCACCAAGGAAGTTCAGCGGGAGACGCTGGAGACGATTGTTCGTGGTGGCTCTCAAGACGAGATTCGCCGCATCATCCGAGAGGGAGCCGAGCGCATCGACGCCTCGAACCCGGACTTCGACCTCATCGGAATCCCCGGCGGCCTTGGAAAAGAGCTTGAAGACTACTCGTGGTCTGACGGGACGCCGAAGGGCGCTTCGCCCCGAGCGGCGTTCTACGCTAACAAGTTCATCAAGGACTGTAACTTCGGGAAGGGGAACACGGTCAAGCGGGTCTACCTCAAGCACACGACGCTCGGAGAAGACACGCTCGATGTGATTGGATACGAACGGGGGGCGCAGTTGGACGACCTCCGTGACCAGCTCACCGTGGACGTGAAGCGGATGCAAGACACGCTCGTTCGCAACCCGATGGTGGACATCCTCGAAGCGGTGGACATTGACGTTGACGCCGCGATTGAAGGTCAGAGCCAAACCGGGCTGGCCGCGTTCTGCTAAAGACTCAAATAGAAGTCTTTAAGTCCTTGCTCCACGTCTATTAGAGTGAGGAGCGACTTCTGCGAGATTCTAACCAGAGAGATACATCTATGAGACGCTATCAAACCGTTACCGAAGACGAAATCGCATCACTACTTGCTGACGTTCTCAGCGACGTACTACGAGAGGACTGCCGCATCGAGGGGTTTCAGGAAACCCATCACTACCAGCCGGAAATGACCGAAATCGAGTTTTCCGTTTCTTACTACCACGAATGAAAGTCGAACTCAAGACAGAATACAGCACGCAGAACCCCGACGACGTTCCGGTACTGGCCGCTCGGGGCGACTACATGAGCGAATCTCTCGTCGGCAAGACCGTCGAGGACGCACTCGAAGGGACGCCCAAGAGCCACGAGGAACTGCTCGGTGAACTACTCCGACGCGGCCACTTCGGGCCGTTTGAACACATCCAAGCGTTCTTCGCTGTTGAAGGACTCTCGCGGTCGGCTATGGCTCAGGTGACGCGCCACCGTCACATGAGCTTCGACGTTCAGAGCCAGCGGTACTGCGACTTCTCGGAGAAGGACATAGTGATTCCGCCGGGTGACAAGAAGAACCCCGGAGCTGAAGACGTGGTTCTCGGTCAGTACGACGGCCCGGCTCAGAACTTCACCGGGAAGGACGCCCTCGAAGGGCACTTCCTCAACTCGGTGGAGCTGTACGAACGGCTCATCGAGCAGGGGATGGCGAAAGAGGACGCCCGGTTCGTTCTCCCCATCGGCGTAGAGGTTGACATGACGTTCTCCGCGAACGCTCGGACGCTGATGCACTTCTTCGACCTTCGGAAGAACATGAAGGCCCAATGGGAAGCCCGCGAGTTCGCCACGAAGGTTCTGGACGAGTGTAAGGAGTGGTCGCCGCTCGTGTTCAACGCCTACGAGGAACACCTGAAAGGAAACAGCCTTCGCGCACCATGATTCTGTCACAGCACGATATTCAGCGGTCAATTAGCCGTGGCGACCTCGGGGCGACTCGGGGCGGTGGGAAGCCTCTCGCCGTCGAACCCGCCTCGATGGATTTGCACCTCGGAGACGAGCTGAAGATTCCATCCGCGACCGGCGTGGTGGAGGTGGACGACCGAGACAGCTACCCGGCTCACTACGAAAGAACCAGCGAGCTTTCGCTCTCTCCCGGCAAGTTCGCGCTGGCTCACACCGAGGAGAACATCACCATCCCCGACGACAAGGTGGGTATCCTCCACGGACGTAGCTCAGTCGGGCGACTCGGCCTGTTCATCCACAACGCGGGCTTCATCGACCCCGGTTTCCGGGGGCAGGTGACGCTCGAACTGTTCAACGCGGCTTCGTATCCCATCAAGCTACGAGAGTCGATGCGGATTTGCCAGCTCGCACTACACGACATGAAGACCACACCGGACGTGGCTTACTCGGAGGAAAACGGGAACAAATACAACGACCAGACCGGGCCGACCGCTTCGCGTCTCTACGAGGACTTCGATGAATCGGCTTGAACAAGTCCACGAGCTTCTGGAACAGACGAAGCTCGGAGAGGAACCCATCAAGAACGGAGTCGCAGGCGATATTGGGGAACTCAAGCACTTCGTTCCCGAGGTCGAACCCTCTCGGGATGTTCGGTTGGCTCGCCACCTGAACGCGCTCCTTCAGGAGCTTCCCGACGAAGCCTTCTCCCCGGAGACGTTCCACGAGCTGTATCGGATTCGGAACGAGGTGGAGAAAGAAGCCCGCCGGGATATTCTCGAACGGTGTGAAGTTGACTCGATGAGCTTGGCTAACTTGAAGTCCTACGATGCTCACGACCCCATCTCGAAAATCCGGTTCAGTATCTCCGAGTCGGAGTATCGGCAACACTCTGACCCGGTGGAGACGGCGAAGGAGTGGCTTGCTCGGGCCGTGATTGAGCCGTGACGAACGGACTCATCGAGGTTGTTACCGAACCCGGAGACTCCGACTTCGAGTTTCCTCCGCTGTTCCAAGACCAGTCCTATCACTACGACGTGACGGACTTCTACTGGACGAAAAGTGGGGACGTAGCCCACTACATCCGGTTGAAGAACGACGAGGACTTCAACTGGCCCCCCACGGTTGACGTGGGAATCAACATCATCGAAGTGAATGACGACACCTACCATTCCCGACGACGCGAAGGTTCAAGCGATAACTGACCACAACGGAAACGTCTGCGGCTACCTATTCGGTCGGTACGAGCTTCCGTGGCCTCTCATCGAGATGATTGAGAAGGACGTTCCGACGACCGGCTACCACGGCGTGAACTACCACACAAGACCAATCAAAAAATGAACTGGAGAAAGATTCTACTTGCTCTCGCGGTTGTATCGACTATTGCTCTCGCTGGTTGTGTTGCTGAACAGCCCGAGGAGTCACCGATTAAGGCGGATGCTTCTGACGCCACGGAGGTCTACGAGGACAACCAGAAGTCCGTTGACCGATTCATCGACCGAGAGGCTGGCGTCGTGTGCTACGCTTCTGTTGCTTACGACGGCGGTGGCCTCTCCTGCGTTCCCATCAGCGAGACGAACTTCGGGAATAGATGAAATCCAAGAAAGCCTACTTCTATTCGTTCTACCTTGGATTTGCGACTCAGGCGTTCTTGCTCCTGTTCTTGGAGGTCGCGTTCTACGGAGTGTTGGTGGCTTCGCTTCTGAATATGCTGGCGACGATGTTCGTCTATCCGTGGTTCTTCGTGTGGATGATGAGCGGCAACTGGTCGGTTCCTCTCCGGTTTTTGGAGCCACCTCAGTAGACATTAAAGACTTAAATCAACATCTTTAAGTCATATAGTACCGTATCGGTACTATACGACGAAACATCCGAATAAGCTCGCGCGAGCGCATAACGCGGGCGAAATATCTATCTTAGACATATACTCTTAGTAGTTACCTACTGATAGTTACCTACTTTGAGTTTTACCACATCGAGGTTGTTCACTCAACTAAGACAGTACCGTAGTAGAACACTCAGAGTTATACACTCTATCTAAACAGAACCTAATGATTGTAGAAGGAGACAGTACGACAGCAGAGGTACACCTACCAGAAGAAGAAGTGGAAGACGGACTCCGAGACGAGATACAGGAGATGGTTGACCACGAGGCGTTCCAGAACCCGGTGAAGTTCATGCCGGATTGTCACGGGGGACTCGGCCCCGCGTGTATCGTCGGTTTCTCGATGCCGTTGACTGACCGTGTGATTCCGAAGACGGTCGGGGGAGACATTGGGTGCGGCATGACGGCGGCCCGCCTCGATGTGTTGGATTGCGACTACCCCTCCGACATAGACGACTTCCGTGAGGTGAACAAGGAGGTGCGCGACCGGATTCCGATGGGGACGGGTCGCGTTCACAAAGAACCGCAGGTGGACTTGGAGTGGTCGTTCCCGTGGTGGAAGGCCAACGAGAAGCTACTCCACTTCTACGACGCGATGGACTTCGACTACGAGAGCCGCGACGAGGGGATGTTCAACCCGGACTACTTCAAGAAGATGTGTACCCGAGTTGGAGCTGGAAGACGGTACGCGCTCCGCTCGCTCGGGACGCTCGGCTCTGGTAATCACTTCATCGAGTTGGCTGAGTCCGAGCTGACCGGCGACCTGTGGGTAGTCGTTCACTCCGGCTCCCGCAACCTCGGTCAGAAGGTCGCGGCGTACTGGCAGGAGAAGGCGACCGAACACCGTGACGCCGACGTGAAGTGGGGCGAGATGAGCGAGCGGTTGAAGCACTACACGAACCGCGACGGCTCCCCCGATTGGGAGAAGATTCGCCTCTACAACGAGGGCGAGGAAATCGAGCGTATCGGCTCCGAGATTGAGTCGTACTCCCCGGACTCGAACCGGAACAACGACCTCGATTACCTCGAAGGCCGCGAAGCCTACGGGTACTACTACGATATGATGCTCGCTCAGACTTACGCGAGCTTCAATCGCCTGCTGATGGTTCAGGAGGTGGCCGAAACCCTCGATGCGTCGATTACCAAGTTCATCAACTCTCCGCACAACTACGTGGACTTCGAGGACATGGTGATTCGGAAAGGTTCCACCCGCGCTCAGGACGGTGAGCTGTTCACCATCCCGATGAACATGGAGGACGGAACCCTGCTTTGTCAGGGTCGCGGAAACCCCGAGTTCAACTACTCGGCTCCCCACGGCGCGGGCCGACTCGGTTCCCGTGGATGGGCGCGGTCGGAGTTCGACGCCGACGAGACTCGAAAGCGGATGTACGACAACGGGACGTACTCTGCTCGGGTTCCGGGCGACGAAGTGCCGGAAGCGTACAAGCCAATGGAGCTTATCGAGGAACACATTACCCCAACTGCCGGGGTCGTTGACCGGCTGAAGCCCGTGATGAACTTCAAGAAGTAGAGTAGTGTTTGCCACCCCCGACCCCCCGTGGTCGGGGGTCTTTTTTTATTTTGTAGCCGTGGCTTTTTCACACCCCCCAGTAGAATATCAGGTTATGGCATCTGAGGAGCCAGATGGTGTGATGACATTAGAACTGTCCGGTGAACAGGGACTCCACGCCTTCAACCAGTTCATCGAGGAGACTGGTTTCAGCGATACCGTTGAAAACATCAAAGTCACAATCGAGGCCGACTCCCCGATTGATTTGACTCAATACATTACCGGAGAAGACATAGAATCGCGTGAGACGGAACCACCCGATACCGTTACGTTTGAGGAAGGGTCGCGTACTCGGAAAATGGCTGAATTTCTGTACGAACACAACGGAGAGGATTGGCATACGACGACTCAAATCAAGGACGCACTTGGTGAGGACTGCGATATAGACCCCGACGACGTGAGCCAAATTCTGTGGGAGCTATCGGAGCGTGACGTAGTTGAGAAGCGCCCCTTCGAGGGGGATGGACGAAAGAAGGAGTACCGCTTGAACGACCTCGGGGTGCGCTCGGTCGAAGCTCTCTGATTACCAGATTTGTTCGACCGCGCTCCCTCGGGTGTCGGAGTCCGAGTGGAGGTACTTCATCGTCGTCGTCACCGACTTGTGCCGGAGCTGTTCTTTCGCGTGGTGAGGCCCGACGTGGTTCGCCCAATACGTTGCGACTCCGTGACGGATGCTGTACCACGATACTTCGTCCTGCCGGTGTTCTGGAATTGGGACGTTCCCCGACTTGATGATTCGGTCAAGGAGGCCGTTACACGAGTCGGAGGTGTAGGGGCGGGCTTTCTGCGTGAGCCATAGCTCGTCCCGACCGTCGTACTTCTCCATCGTGTCGCGCTCGTCTATCCAGCGTTCGAGCGCCTTCGCCGTGCGCTTCTGAATCGCACAGTTCCAATGGCCGACGTTCTTCGTGGACTCGTCCTTCGGGATGTTCAGCTCTTTATCTTGGAGGTTCACCCAAGACACCTTGGCGCGTCCCACCTCGATGGGTCGAAGCCCTGTATCGAGAGTCGCGGCTATCATCGAGGGATACTTCCACGAGTTTGCTTTCTTGAACTCCTCAGCCCCGACTTTTTCTTTCGGGACTTGGAGACGCTGAGAGACGTAGGTTTTCAGCTCTGCTCGTTCCTCCGGGGTACACGAGTAGTAGCTTTTGACCGACGAGTGGTGAAGCGCGGCTTGATACAGCGGCTCGAACGCGGCGCGTCGGAGGTAGTCGCGTTCGTCTCCGCCGTTGGACTGACTGAGTTCTACGTCCAGTTCCCAATCGTACTCCTTCCCGCGTGCGTGGTTACAGAAGCGGAAGTACCGCTTTATGTCCTTGGCGTGGTGGAGTACGGTGCTGTCAATCATCGAGTCGGCTTGATTCAACAGCGAGATGAATTTATCCGCGTGTTCGGGCGTGAAGGTGGTGGTGTATTGGCCCTCGTATTTCCATAACCAGCGGAAGACGGTTTCGAGCTTGTAGTGGGTACTCTCAAGGGTGGTGGGGGCCAGCCCTTCGTACTTGTCGGGGTTCTTCCCGTAGTTGCCGAGCCACGTCAGGACTTCCTCTTTGAAGTCGTGGTAGTCCTGTACCATGTTGAGGCCGAACTGTTCGAGGTCTTCGCGCGAGCGTTTGCTCACGAGGGGGAAGCCAAACTCGATGGGTTCGGGCGCGGGTGGTATATTCTCGGATGCCGCGCTCATTTCCACGCTGTCGAGTGGGTCGTTGCGGTTCATCGTCCGACCCCCACTCCGAGGATACGCGCTCGCGCGGGGTTCAGCGTTATAGTGTCCTGACAATTCACGGAATCGCACGACGGCGCGGGGGTGGCCGTTTGTGGGTAGAGTGCTTTCTTGGTTCGCATTGTTACGTGTCCAAGAAGCACGCAAAATGGGGTGAGAAGCCCCACGAAGGCTGAAAGCCTGAGGGGGGATTTGAACCCCCGGTCTCGTCCTTACCAAGGACGCGCTTTACCGAGGAGGCCTTCGGCCCTGAAAGCGGCTACCTTTGCCGGGAACATCCCGTTCTGCGTGCTTCTCTACACTCTACTACCAATCCTACTTATAAAAAACAGGAGGGTATAGGGCCGTATGCCGTGCGTGTACCACCCCGTTTCCACAACCGAGTGATGGGAAATGAAGTCCAAATCACTACCCCCCGTTTTATAACCCCCCGGTGTGTGGTTCTTTATATGCAATTGTCCCCAAAACACCTCGCGTTTTTGGAACACGAGTTGGAGCAAATCAAGGACAATCCAGACCGCGACTACGAAGACCGCACCATCGCCTCGGAAATCTTCGGGAAAGTCGAAGGAGAAATCGAGTGGGAGAAAGAGCGTCAACACAACGGCGACGTTTCTCACGAAGAAATCTTTTCGTGAACAGACGCATCGAGGTGATTTCTCACTCCGGTATGTCTCTGTGACATAATTTATAGTCCCGACCTCCAAATCACGAAGTATCCAATGTCTGCTACGGAAGATGGGATAACCGACTTGATGGCAGATTACCTCCGAGACAACGGGGTAAATGCCGCTACGCAGGTTTCCATTTCGACACCCGGAACCCGCTCTCAGCCCGACTTCCAAATCAAGGTCAACGGAATGACCTTCGTGGGTGAAGCGAAATGGGAGAACAAGAAATGGGAAGGATTCGGAGAGGCGAGAGACTACGGCCAGCTCACCGGGGTAGAAGGTACATTCCTAATCTGCTACCCGGAAAAACTGAAACAGGATGGCGGTCAAGCGCGGCTCACAGATACAGCAGAGTCCGTTCTCAGCGGCCACAAATTCTCCTGCGCTTTCCTCCGCCGGGACTCCCCTACCGATATTGTTAGCCTCTCGTTGGACGAAATCCCTCGATGGCTTGATTCGCACATCAAGAACGAGCGGAAACCAGAACCCGACCCGGACGAGGTTGTTTCCGTCCTTCGACAGACGGCGTACCGTCTGAATGAGGAACTGGAAACCGCACCAAAAGAAAACCTGTTCCGTAACGTCCTCGGCGCGTCCCCGGAGGGGAAAGAAGAACGAGAAGCCGCAAAGAAGACCGCAGGGTTCCTTCTCGTAAACCAAATCACGTTCTACCGTGTCCTATCATCAGCTCAAGAGTTCCCCGAGATAGACCCCGACAAACTCGGCTCACCAAAAGACCTTAGCGAATACTTCGACCTCGTACTCGAAGTTGACTACACCCCAGTATTCTCATTCAGGATTGCGGAGGACTTGCCACAAACCAGCATCACCATCCTGATTGATGCTATCAAGTCTATCTACGCCCTTCGTCCCGAGTCAATCACGCACGACGTACTCGGAAAGGTCTTCCACGAGCTAATCCCCATCGAGGCGAGGAAGCGGGTCGCGGCTTACTACACGATGAACAAGCCGGGACAGATTCTCGCTGACCTCAGTATCGACTCGTCTGATGCTAAAGTCCTTGACCCCGCGTGTGGGAGCGGAAGTCTTCTCGCGGCGGCGTACAATCGAAAGCGGTCGTTGGTGGATAGCGAATTTACTGAGAAGATGCACCAACAGTTCGTAGAAGACGACATTACGGGAATTGACGTGATGCCATTCGCGGCTCACCTGAGTTGTATCCATCTTGCTCTCCAAGCGCCCATATACGAAACTGACGAAGTGAATATCGGCATCGAGGACTCTACTAAGCTCGCACCGGGAAGCACTATCAGCCCTCTCTCGTTTGTTCTACCACAAAAAGACGAACAACGAGGTCTTTCCGAGTTCGCAGAAGGACAAAAACCGGACGTGAGCGAGGATGCGATTGAGGCCGGTAGCGTGGCAATGGACGCCGCGATTGGTCAGGAGATGGAGCTGAAGACGATGGATACCGTCATAATGAATCCACCTTTCACTCGGCAAGAGTCTGTCGCAGGATTTGCTGACGGATACAAAGACCGACTCCGTGACCGATTCTCCCGACGAGACAACAAGGGTCACATCCACGGGAAGATGAGTTACTGCTCATACTTCCTCTATCTCGCAGACAAATTCCTCAATGAAGGAGGACGCATAGCGGCTGTCATTCCCGCTACCGTCCTCAACAAATCCACCGACAGCGGCGTTCGGGAGATGCTTCTCAACGACTACGATATTGAGTATATTTTCGCACGAGAAGACAATCCCAACTTCTCCGAGGATACTGACCTTCGAGAAGTAATGATAATCGCCCGGAAGGGGAACACCGAGGATGCAAGCACGACCTACGTTTCCCTTGATGGATTAGATGTAGATAGCTCCCTGATTCGGAACGTCTCTGAACAACTTAAAGACGAGAAAGCCGGAGAGGTCGAAACCATCGAGGATGGGTCATCCACCGCTACGGTTTGGCGGGTTCCGAGGGAGCAGATGGACACTCACAATTTGTTCTCTCCATTCGCAGTCCAGAACCACTCCCTGTTCCAGCTATGGGGTGATATTCTCGAACAGGAGGATAACCTCACGCAGATACAGCACCTCGATGCTGGCCTCACTCGCGGTGGGAGTAGTCACCCGTGGACGGGCGGATGTATCGGTGCGCCCGACACTAACCTTCGGAAAAGCGACGTATGGCAGGTAAAATCAGCGAACGAGGACAAGTTGGAGGTTAAACACCGTCACGTAGGAGAGACGGTAACTGTTCCTCGGGATGCAGTTGAGCCATACTTCCTACGGAAGCCATACCGACAGAAGCTCGATATTACAGACCTCGAAGAACACACCGTCGTCCGTGAGTTTGATGAACTCGATAGGTTCCTCTCGCTGTCAGAAGAAGATGGGATTCCTGATGGGTGGGAGTCCCACATCGTCGATAATGCCGCCCACACCTCAATTCCAGAGACGGTGGACTTGACAGCTCCCGGTACGTCCCACATCGTCTACTTCACCAGCAAGCCACGGGTGTCTCACCGGATGTGGATGCACTCAGACCTCAACGAAGCCGAGTCGAAGGTTCTCTCACTCTGGTTTGATTCATCATTCGGACTCCTTCAGATGCTTCTCACCCGAGTCCCCGGTCGTGGAGGCTGGACGAAGTACCGGAAATACACGCAAAATCGGTTCTACACAATCCACCCGAACCGGCTCTCCGACGAGGACAAGGAGCTACTAATGGATTGCTTCGAGGACGTTCACGACGTGGAGGCTCCGAGTCTCGTCAAGCAAATGGCGAGTAACGTCAACCCCGATAACCTTTCCGACGAACAGACGGCGGCATTGGAGCGTCACTTCCCCGAAGCAGAGGATGAACTTGGGGATGGATTCGAGCCGAAGAAGACGCTTGATGAGACAATCCTCTCTGTTCTCGGGTTCGAGGAAACACGGATGGAAGAAATCCTTGAGACAATCTACGTAGACCTCCTCATCGAGCTGGTAGAACTCAAGGAGATGATGGACTAAACGAAAAAAATCCCCACCGAGCCGTAAGGCCCGATGGGGAGGCTTGCTAACTGATTAACTCAGTCTACTTACACGGACTGTACCAGCACTCCGGGCACACCGCACAGTCGTCCGTCTTCTCCAGCTCACCGTCACCACACTCCGGGCAGGTGAGCGTATCCGAACCCACGTCGTCCTCTCCAACGATACCGAGCTGAACAGCGGCCTTCTCGCTCACCTCACCCTTGAGGTACAGCTCAAGAAGGTCGTCGTCGCGGTCGCCCTCGTCGTCCAGATTGTTGTCCACGCGGGTCGTGAGAACCTGAACGTCCCGAGAGCCATCCCGGTACACGGTGAGGCCCTTGATAACCGCGCCACGTCGGTTCTCATCGAGGGCGAGCTGGTAGGCTTCGCTCACGTCGTCGTGCGTGGCCGAGTTAGGGAGGTTCACCGTCTTGCTGATGCCCGAGTCGCAAAACTCCTGAAACGCTCTCTGCATCAGCCCGTGCTGTTCAGAGGACAAGTCCTGCGTGGTCACGAAGATTTCAGCAATCTCCTCGGGGATGGAGAGGTCGTTGACTCCCTCAAACTCGTTGTTCCGCATCAGCGACTCGGCTTCCTCCTTGATGCTCTCCACATCGAGGTCGTTCGCCTCAAGCGTCCGAAGGAAGTAGTCGTCAAACTCCACGAGCAGGTCGTCGCCCTGAATGTCCTCGCTGACGTTCTTGAAGTTCGCCACGTTGTAGGCAGGCTCGCACCCGCCCGTCGTGTTCCCAATCATCGAGGTGGTTCCAGTCGGGGCGATAGTCGTGATGTTGTGGTTGCGGATGAAGAACCCGCCAGCGTGGTCGTTCGGGTCAAGCCCGGTGCGGGCCGCGAACCACTCCGGGTACTCGGTCGGGTCGGCGTACTTCGACTTCTCCCAGTAGGAGAACACGCCGCGCTCCTTGGCGAGATTGTGCGACGACCACGTTCCCTTCCGGTCGATGTACCGCATAACGCACCGCGCCATCTCGTAGGAGTCCTGCGTCCCGTAGGGAATCCCCATCTGGAAAAGCATCTGAGCGAAGCCCATAATCCCGAGTCCGATTTTCCGCATCCCGTTGACGCGCTCGGTAATCTCGGGGATGGGGAAGTCCGACTGCGTGACCACGTTATCGAGGAACCGAACCCCCGCCTCGATGGTTCGATTCAGGTCTTCAAAGTTCGTGACCTCCTCGAAGTACCACTCCACGGCTTCGCGGGTGGAAAGGTCGCCCGTAGCGATTGAATCCAGCTTGTCGCTCAGGAACTCGTCGTAGGTCGGGGCGTCCTCGTTCAGCATCAGACTGAGGTTGATGTGACCGAGATTACACGCCTCGTACTCCACGAGCATCTGCTCGGCGCAGGGGTTAGTCGCGTTCATGCGGAACTCGGGGTACTTCTCCACGTCGAAGGAGTGCTGGCGGTTCGACTCCTCGAAGTTGAACAGGCCCGGCTCGCCGTTGCGCCACGCCCCGTCAATCATCACGTCCCAAATGAACGCGGCGGGAAGCTCCATCGGCTCACCCACTTCGAGTCGAAGACCCTCGTGGCCCTCCCACTTCTCGCGGAGCGTCACGCGCTCCCCGAACAGCTCACACTCAATCTCGTCGGCGTAGTCTCGCCACAGGTTCTCCGCGACGATAGCGCCCTCGCCGTCGTCAAAGGCGTCACGCGGGTTGTCCTGATACTCGGGGGAGTAGAAGTGGGCCGACGCCTCTCGGACGGTGTACGGCTCCTCGTAGTCCGTCTCCGGGTCGTAGAGAGTGTAGGAATCCTGAGCCTCAACTGCCTCGATGAAGTTGTCCGTCGTAGCGACCGAGATGTTGAAGTTCGCAAGGTCGCCCTCGTTCCGCTTCGCCACGATGAACCGCCCCACGTCGGGGTGGTCGGCGCGGAGAATACCCATCTGAGCGCCCCGGCGCTTCCCGCCCTGCTTCACCTGATTACACGTCTCATCGAAGACCCGCATGAAGCTCACCGGGCCGCTCGCTTCGCCGCCAGTCGAATTGATGAACGCTCCCTTGGGTCGGAGGTGGGAGAAGGCATACCCGACGCCGCCCCCGCTCTGGAAGATGAGAGCGGCCTGCTGAGCCGTCTCAAAAATGTCTTCCATGTCGTCGCGGGGTTCAATCACGAAGCACGCAGAGAGCTGGTTCATGTCCGTCCCGGCGTTCATCAGGGTCGGGCTGTTCGGCATGAACCGGAGCGTCTTCATCTGGTGTTCAAACTCGCCAGCCCACGTTTCGTAATCCTCGTCGGATACCTCGGCCCCTGCGACGTTTTCAGCGACTCGTCGGAACAGGTCGTCAGCATCCTCGATGATGTTGCCCTCCGAGTCTTTGCGGAAGTAGCGGGCCGGGAGAATACCGTGGAGAGCGTTGTCTGTAAGGCGTTCTTCTACGGTGAGAGAATCGTCGGCGGTCTTGATGGGGGTTTCAACAGTCTGTTCTTCGGTTTCGGTTTCAGTAGTGACTACGGACATTTTGTGTATAGTATAGTAGTATAGTAGGTGAACTACTCAGAGTGATTCACCACATCGAGGTGTTTGTTCTATCTCAGTCTCAACTAAGTGAATCAGTTAGATGGAAAAAGGCCCCACACTACCGAGTTGGGTAGTGTGGGGTGGATTTCGAGGTGAACCAGTTAGGTTCGCTTCGTCGTAAGCTCCTCACTCTATTAGACGGCTACTAAGGACTTAAAGATACCGAATTAAGTCTTATGCGGTTAGTTTTCTGTCGGGAGTAGCCGGTCGAGGATGGCCGCGATTCGGCCACGTTTGAGTGCCAATGCCATGAAGAATCCGAGTAGCCACGCTACGAGAGGTGGCGTGTTTGCGAGTTCAGGTATCATATTGTTGAGTGTTAAAGACTCAAAGAGGAATCTTTAAGTCCTTGGCTCACGTCTATTAGAGTGAAGATGGATTTTTCGAGTGTAACCGACGCCGTTAGTGACCTCTCTAACAAGGTTCGACTTGACGGCTCGCCAGCAGAAGAAGAACCGGAAGAAGACCAGCTCATCGAGTTCGTGACCGACGAAGAACTGTACGGCGCGATTCCCGAACCCATCCCGGCGAACAAGGTTCTGCCGGACTGGTACAAGAAGCTCGGCCAATACACCGCCAACGACGGCGAGTTTGGCTCAACGAATACCAGAGAAGGAATTAGCCGCTCCACAGTCAAGCGTTGCGCTCCGTTCATGGAGGCAATGACGATGGGGTTCATCATCCCCCTCTCGGGAGAAATCTACTTCGAGGCGAAGGACGGATACGTGAACTACGAGTGGGAGTTCCAAGAGCCACTAATCTCGAATCACAACCTTTCGCAAGTGGGAGGGGAGATGTTCCCCAACCACGAGTGGCCGATTATGAAGTTCAACAACCAATGGTGCATGAAGGTTCCAGACGGCTACTCGGTACTCGTCACTAACCCGCTGAACCGACCCGGACAACCGTTCACGCCATTCTCGGGAGTGGTTGATATTGACAACTACTTCAACAACGTCAACGCGCCGTTCATGTGGACTGGTGGTGACTTCGAGGGAGTCGTACCGAAGGGGACTCCGATTATTCAGGTGATTCCATTCAAGAGGGACGCGATGCTTCCAGACGCCACAACGCGACCTATGACTGAAGACGAACAGTTGGAGCGAACGCGAACAAAGAACGAACTCTCATCTGAAATCTCGATGTACCGAAACGACCGCTGGCAACACAAGCCGGGGTCGCGGATGCTCCCTAACGGGGGAGACGAATAGCCGATTGATTAACTACTATTCTTGCCGGACAAGGAACGTCTCCTTGTCCAAGTAATCCCGCGCAATATCAACGCCAGCGGCGGCGCTGAAGTTCTTTGCGCGGAGATGAGCGAACGGAGCCGAACGCCAATCGTCTTCGTAATGGGCGTACATCTCGCGGCCTTTCTGCCCATCCGCTCTCTTGAACATCGTAACGTGCAGTTGCATCCCCGGAGCAACGTAGTCGGGGGCGTCCTCTGGAATGAGAACCCACGACCCCTCACTCTTGCGCCCATCGGGGAGTGACTTGAAACACGCAATCGGATTCCGCCGGAAACCAGCATCGACCAACTCCAACTCGATGCTTTCCTCCCCTTCGGAGAACGCACCGACGTACTGATTCAGTCGCGTCTCACCGACGCCATACCCACCGAACGGAGTCAGAAGTGGGTGTAGTCGTGGATACAGCCACGCGCGTAGACCTTCCTGCCAATCGTCGTCACTATCGAGTAGAAATCTCGGGAACATAGAAAGAAAAAGAACCCCGGCTTACGCCGAGGTAGAGTCAGTCGTCGTGCTTTCGTCCGTAGTGGAGTCGGTAGTTTCCTCAACTGGCTCAGCGGAGCCAACGTCTTCACCGCTCATCACGTCCCACATATACGCGACAGCAGTTTCGAGACAGTCAAGCTGAATCTGCCTGTCGGGGGAGTCCTTCGAGGATTCCTCGTGGTAGTCCAAGATAGCAGTCTCGATAATCTGCTTCCGTTCCTCCGTCACGAGAGCGCGGTCAACCGCAGTTTCCCCACCGTCAGAGATAATTCGGTCGTCCAGATAGGCGTAGTCCGTGTCCGGGTCAACTTCGACCTTATCAACACGGTCGTCACCGATTTCTCTACCGTCGTAGTCATCTGGAACAACGAGAACAGTAATTTCCTGAACCATTTTAGACCAGCTCCTTCACGTCGTAGAGGAACGCAGCCCCATCCTCTCCACCCTTACCGGCGTTGGAACCGTTGTTTGAACCGTCCTTTCGCTCCCCACCGGGGATACCGTAGGTTCCACCGTTGAGGTTGATAGTCGGGGTCTTATCGGTGAAACCGATGATGAGGCCGCCGGAGCCACCACCACCGCCACCACCATCGAGCTTAGACCAATCTCCCCTTTCTGAATTGAGTCCATTACGGTCGCGCCATCCCCAATATCCATCTCCACCGTCACCGCCACGGACAGAGAAAGTCACATCGAGGGAAACGCTCTCAGAGACGAGAAGAATGAATCCGCCAGCACCGCCGCCGGAGCCTCCTTCACCACCCTTGTAGTTGCCGTTCGCGTAAGTGTTTCCGTCAACACTCAGGTTGTTCTGGTCGTAGTAACGCTCGTCTCCGTTACCTCCATCACCACCCTTAGTGATGAAGCTACCACCAGCTCCACCACCGCCACCGCCGACCTCCGTTCGGTCGCGGTAGTTACTGTTGTTGTTATTGCTGTAGCGGCGATGCCGACCAGTACCGCCACCACCAGAGCCACCACCAGAGCCGGGAAGGAGGGTGTCAATCGGACTCTGAGTAATGTACGCACCGGAGATGAGGTAGTCCTCGATGTACGCTTTCAGCGTAGAGTCGTTGTAGATAGACGAGTGGGCCTGTCCCTTTCCAGAGCCGTTGCGGTCGCCGCTCCAGTTGTTGTTATTCCGATAGGCGTTAGAGCCTCGCTCTGCGGCGACTCCGCCACTTCCGTTCTTGGCGGTTGCGGGGATGCTATACGCGGCTCCTGCGTTTGCTTTACTGTTGTTACCCTGATTGTTTCCGGTAGAGCCGTGTTCACCGTCAACATTGATTTCACCAGTTCCGGTGATTTCCTTAGCGAATAGCTCAAGGTTCCCACCAGAAGCTCCTCCACCAACAGAACCACCGCCACCAGCAATGTCTTTCTGTACCTGAATAGTGCCGTTGACGGTGAGAGTCCCCGTGACCATCAGACGGACACGAGAGGGCAGAGTGAGAGTAACACCGTCCTCAACTGTGAGGTTGGTGTATTCGAGAATCGGATTCTTCTTCGTAGTATTCGTACTAATCGTTACTTCGCCAAGCTGACCGCTTCCGTAGTTGACCATAGATTAGAAATTAATTATGCTTGCCGCCGAGCGAGCCGCGTGTGGCGGTATCTCGCCCTCATATCCTGAGCTTTCCATTCCTCCTCGTCCTCGGGGGAGAGGCCCGCGTCTCCGGGTCGCATCGTCCACCTGCGGAACACCGCATCGAGGGAGGGGTTGTTAGCCATATCCTCCCGACTAATCCGAACGCGGAATTGTGGGTTCACCGACCCATCAACCGCCGCGCTGAGGTCGCCGTTGTTGTCCACGTCAGGAACGAGGACATTCCCGCTTTCGTCCTCCACGTCGATGATTACGGACTCTCCGGCGAGGGTCTTGGTGTACCGAACCAAGTCCCAATCCCGAATCCGCTCGTCCGGGTTCGGGAACTTCACGACCGCCTCGCCGTACTCACGAGCGCCCGTGTGAATGTCGTCAACGTAGACGTTCCGGGTGTTACCGGAATTTGCCGCGTTGTTGTCAACTCGGAACTCGTCCCATCCAGAAGCCGCACTCTCCAACGAGTAGGTTCCATCGAGAACCCCGTCGATGTAGAGGTCGTACTGGTCGTTACCGAAGTCCCAATCGAACTCGTAAGCGTGGGTTGTCCCCACGTTCCAGCTCGCCATCAACTCGGTCGTACCGCTACCAGTAAACAGCTCAACGTTTCCGTCACCGTCGTTATACTGGATACGGAGAATCCGAGTCGTCCCGTTGAAGACCTCGATACCAACGAAATCGTTGATGTTCGCGGTGTCAGACTCCACCTGAACAGCCACTTCGAGGTCTTGGATAATCGGAGCTTCCCGAGAAAGGTGGGGAGTCGCACGCTCTCCGTTTGCCTGAATCTGAAGCGACTGTGTTCCCGAGAGAACCGTTCCCGACTGAGCGGAGAGGAACGACGTTCCGTTCGTCCACGCCCAAAGGTCGTGGTTCGCTTCGTATGTTTCCTCGAAGTCAGCGACGGTCTGCTCGTTGATGAGCATAATCCGACCGTCCTTCGTGAGCTTCGTTCGCGGAACCGTCTCGTGGAGAACCGTCAAGTCCCCATCCGCCATCGAGTCGTACTCCTGATACGCTACGTCGGGGAACACGTCGTAGCTCGAACCGTCAGAGACGAACAGAAGGTGGTTGCTGTTCTTGAACCACGTCGTCCCCTGCGTGTTCTCGGTCGGGTTGTCCGACTGAATGAACTTGAATCCACCAAGCTGTTCGGGGGACTTCCCCTGAATCGTCTCGGCGTCAGCGACCTGCCCATCGTTGTCGGGGTCGATGAGATTCGTGAGGTCGATGAGGTGCTGAACGTCCTCGATGAGATTGTAGACGAGGAAGTTATCGTAGTGGGTGACGGGCGGGTTTTCCTTCGTGTACCTGTACCCATCGGGGAACTCAGCCCGCTCGTTAGCGGCGGCTCCCCACGTCTTTAGTTTAGAAGTGTACGCCATTTATTGAATCAATCCTCCTTTTGTCCCGCCCGTTCCGGTCGGGTTGCCCTCGGAGTCAAGAGCGTCGTAGCCGTTTTCGTAACCGTTCCAGTTCCCGCTCTCGAAGTCTTCCTTCGTCTTGTAGCGGAGCGAGCCGTTATACTGAGTCTTCACCGTCGTCCCGACCGGCGCGAGCTTCCGGGCGACCTTCGAGATTTCCTCACCCGAGAGGTCGATGTTCTGAACGTCGTCACGGGGGAGAAGGAAGCACACTACTCGGTCGTGAACTTCCCCAAAGAGGAACCGCCAGTCCTGAAACCACAAGTCCTCGATTTCGCACCCGAGGATTGTAGCCATCGTGTTGAAAACGTCCTCGGTGGTTCCCTCGCTCGTGTTGAGCTGGTACTCAGCGATAACCCGCGCCCGGTAGTGGTCGCGGCTCTCACCGGAGTACCGCTGAACCTGAACCATACCCGCGAGTTCTTCGAGGGAGTTTACGTCGAGAGCATCCTGAACGGTCGTCTCTCGGTCAAGTTCCTCTACGTCGCCATCGAGGTCTACAACTTGGCGACCAACCGCATCGAGCAGTTTCCAGTTACCAGAGTCCTCCCCGTTCCCGTAGTAGGATGGAAGGGAGTCAACCAGACCCTCAATTTCTTCGTGTAGCGTAGCCATTCAGCTACACCTCGCTCGTCGTAATCGTAATGTCCTGCCGAGCGTCAGTCGTCGCTTCCTCCATATCGCTAATCGAGACGTTGCTCGTCCCGGTCGGGGGACTAACCCTGTCCACCTTGAGGGAGGTAACGTCGTACACGCCGGGGATTTCCCGAATCCGGTATTCGACCTCGCCATACAGAACGTCGTCCGTCACGCCAAGCTCGCCGTCGCGCTCGAAGCCTTCGACGGTCTGCCCGCCGACGTACTCGACGATGTTGTTCAGCACGTCCTCGTCGCTCTCGTAGTTGGCATCGACCTGAACATCTGCCTCGATGTAGATGGTCACGGGGTTCGCCCGCGAGAAGTCAACCGGGAGCGTCTGACCGTTCGGGAGATTCGCAGGGATTCCCTCAACAGCCACACCGTTCACTCCCGCCACGAGAGTCGAATCCATCCCCTTCGTTTCGAGGATAGCCTGCGCCACATCCGCGTCCTCGCCGCCCGTGACGACCAGCTCACCGGAGTTAGACGGGAGGTTGTGTCCTCGCCCGTTGTCGTCCTTCGTGTCGTTCACGAGGATGCTGACGGACGTGACGCCCTCCACGTTCTGAACCGCGCTCACCAGCGCCGGAGCGGTCGCGCTCGAACCCTCGGCCAACTCCTCCTTCGCTCGCTTGCGAAGCTGGTCGTCGGTTTCCTCGTTCTCGCCACCGACCGTCTCGTTCGCGTTCGTGGCCGTCTCGATACCCGCGAGCGGAACCGGAAGAACCGAAATCGCGTTCGCGCCAACGTTCCCGTCAGCGCCGGGTTCCACCGCGATAATCGGGGCGGTCGCGCTCGAAGTCCCCTGCTCGATAGTCGCGCCCTGCGTAGTGACGAACTGCGTCGGCGGCTCCGAGGCCGTCTGAACCTTCGTCCCCGCCGGGATGTTGTAATCAAGCTCAGCCATGTTCTCCCGAGAGAACGTAACCTCGCCCGTAGCACGGACGGAAGGCTGTCGCTTCACTCCGATTAGAGCCGTGAGAAGACCGAGGGCCGTTCCTTCGGCGTTATCAATCTGAGTGGATTCGAGGACAAGTCCAATGTCGTCCTGTGCCTGTGCGAGACGCCGAGCGATAGGCCGGTAGAACTGCCTGATTACAGCAAGCTCGGATTCCTTAATGTCATCCGACCAATACTGCTTCGCGTCGGCAATCATCGCATCGAGGATTTCCTCCTCGGTGTCGCCGTCAAAAGAGCCGTCTTGGGAAATCGTCATCCGCTAATATTCTCCTCGAAAATTCGGTCTGATTTGTAGTCGATACTTACAACGTATGTGTGAGGGTTCTCCTTGTGCGGCGAAACGTCGATTCCAGAAATGTCCGTGAGGAAATCGTGTTTCCGTGCGACCCGAGTTGCTTCGAGCTTGAGCTTCTGCTCAATCGTAGATTGGTCGAACTCTCCGATAGCCGAGCTACGCATTAGCTCGGTCATTAGAATCACAACCGACTGCTCGAACTCCTCGCGCCCACTCACCGTACCGAGGTCGCCGTTCTCGTTTAGAAAAACAGAGAAGTCACTATTTAGGGCTAAATCCAGCATGAAGGGGTGAAGAAGGGCTGTCTCTACTACTATTAATGGTAAAGGGTTTATATATGATGTGAGCTATTCCGTGTGCGTTACAGCGCCATTTCCGCCACTATCAACCACCTGAGCCGTCCCCGCGCCGGGGTCGCTCGTGGAGTCACCTACCCGAACGACGGGCCGCCCGTTCACCGTGAACGATGGAGACTCGTCGGGAACGAGGTCGTGGGAAGAATAGCTCGTACAAGCCGGTGGGTCGCCACTATATGCGTGAGCGTGAGAGGGAAAGTGCATCGAGTCGCCGTGGTCGGTGAGCGGAACCCCGTTGATAGTCACCGACGTATCGCCGTCAGCGTCCTTCGTCTGTCCCGTCACCGTAGCTTGGCACTCCGAAGGGTGTCCGTCAGCCTCACACGTCGCGCCGTGGACGGCGAGATTCTTGCTCACGCAGAACCACCCGACGTATCGAAGTCCACCGAGGACGACTTGAACTGAAGGTGTCCCTCAGTTTCAACAGTCACGTCCCCGGTCGCTTTGATGTTCAACTCGCTCGATGCGTTGATATTCACGTCGTATCCGCCGGATTCCGCCTCTTTAACGCTAATCTCCGTTCCATCATCGAAAGCCATCACCTGCTCGTAGGCGACCGGCTTCTCGGTCAGAAGGTCACTATCCGTTTCAAGGACTCCGAGAATGACCCACAGATTGTCCTCCGTCTGTTCGAGAACGACGCGAGAACCCTCCGTGATAGACTGGACGTGTCCGGGGAACTGGTGGAGAACAGGCACGTTCTTGTAAGTTACCCCCGCTCGCGCAACCTGAACGTCAACCAGTAAAATGCCGGACTTGAAATCCGTAGAAGTAGCTATTCCGTGAATCATAATCAGATGAAGTCGGAGAGTTCAATCCCCTCGTCAGCCTTCTTGTCGGCCTCGTAAGCCTCCTCGGAGATGTATTCCTTCTTGTGCGGGTCGAAGTACCGCATATAGGACTTGATGTGTTCCGGGTCAAGGTGTCCGTCCATGAGCGGAACCACATCGAGTCGAAGAACCCACTCTCCCGACTCGTTCAGGATGTGGTTTACTCCGGTGATATTGAACGCTTCGCGCCGGATATTCGTACCACACTCCCCACCCGCGTTCTCGGGTGGAACAGTCACGATGTTATCACCGACCTGTACCTTACGAATATCAGTCCACTCCGTTCCAGAGTGGGATGGTAGGATTTCGAGATTCCCGCTCCATTGGTCGCGCTGGATTTTCTTCATCCGGCGCTTCGCAACGTGTTCCAGACCGTCAGCCGCAACTTCGAGGTCTTCCGGTTCAACGATTCGACCGAAATCGAGGTCGGGCCGCTCAGCAACTCCCTCGGCGCGGTAGTCCTTCGTCCCGCGACTCATGTTCACCAGCTCACCGAGCTGTTCGCCCCAACTCTCGTTCGGGTCGTGAATCATCTTCCCCCGAACGACGACCTTCATAATCGGGTCGCGTGGAGGGGTGATGTTGTAGTCGATGAGTTTCCACACTCGGGAGTCGTCGGGAGCCGCAACGTGGTCGATACCAGTAGCGCCGCGACTACCGACCCAAAACTTCCCGTCCGGGGCCACCCACGTTGTAACTCCGAACTTCTCGTTCATTTCAAGAATCGCCTCCCACGGAGTGACCTGCTTGAAGTCCAGAGCGTAGTTCGACTTGACGATGTTCAGATTTTCTTCCTGCTCGTAATTGCGGAGAGCCTTTGTCTTATCGAGGACACCGAAGTAGTTTCCATCGCTAAGCTCCCTCATCGACTCTCTATCCTTCGCACGCTCGTAGTGTCTAAGGCCCTCACGAGAGGACATAGAAATCACGCGCTCGAAAGCAGAGTCGGGAATCGCAAATTCGATACCAGAGAACAGCTCTCCCGTGGAAGTGTCCCGCTGATTGAACACGTAGCGGTAGGCTTCTTCGAGAGTAACGTTCTGACGCTGGTAGTCTACGACGCCAATATCGAGATGTTTCTGAACGTCGTGTAGCTCGATGTGGACATTGTTCGCCCCGAACTGAACTGCGTCGGGGAGGTAGAGCATCCGGTGAACGACAACATCACCGAACTTGATGAGAGCAGGACGGCGGCGGTGAAGTGCGCCATCTTCATCTTGAACCGACTCTTGGATGTGGTCGGCAACTCCCTGCGAGAACTTTGCCCGAACGTAGTCGAACTGGCCTCGGTTCCGCTGGAAGTTGAACTCCAAGGGTCTAATCTCCACGAGCGGGTTCTGGAAATCTCCGTCGTCGTCCAGAATCGCTATGGAGATATTGGCGTCTTCACAATTCATCCGTCAAGAATACTGCTTACCACGTCGTTTTCCGTACTGTTGCCGAACTCATCGAGGCCGGTCGAAACGAAGTCGAACGTGTACGTGAACATCCATTGCCGGTAGACCGGATTCCAGCCTTCCAGCTCGCCCACGTCGCCGCCCTTGATGTAACACTCCATCCCGCCGTTCGGGGAAATCGGAGTAATCATATCCACGACGCCGTTGTGTTCAGCGAGCTTCTGGACGACCCGGAGGTTTTCCTCAAGAATAACTCCAGTAGCGTGAAACTCGGAGTTTTTCAGATTCTTGATAGACACGTCTTCGCCACGGCATTGCTGGCCTTCGCGCCGAAGTTCCTTGTCGAAGCTCTGATTGAAGCGGTCGGGGAAGAACAGAGGATTAAACTCAAACAGAACGGGCTTGTTATCCTCAGCCGACACGTCGCTCGAATCGTCCGTCTCGGGCTGTCCCAAGGCGATAACCTTGAACTGGATACCCTCGTTCGGGCCTGCCTGAATGGGGTCTTCCTCGATGTAGGTATCATCAGAACCCCCACCTCTCGCAAATGCGTTTACCATTTATCTTCCATTTCCACCACTAAGAGAGAGTGACCGAGTGGAGTCGGTCTGATTGTTCAACGTAGCCACATCGAGCATCTTCTGAGTCGTCGGCCCGTCCGTCGAGCCGTCAACGTTGAAGTTGTAGGTGTCGCCCTCGTTGATTACCGTACTACCAGAACCGCTACCGCCGTAACCGGAGCCACTACCGGCAGACGGCGGGCCTTTCGGCTTCATCGCTTGGTACGCGAGGTAGCCACCGCCGACCACCAGAGCGCCAATCCCGGTAGCGATAAGAGCCGCTTGGAGAAGCCCAAGCGAAGCGACGGCAGACATAACAGCGCCCTTCACCGTCGCCATCGCCCCGACCGCGCTCGAAGCGAGTCCGGCCATTGCGCCCGAACCCGTGATACCGAGAATAGCGAACGCCATGCGAACCTTCGCAATCGTCACGATGGTCTTCGCCAGCACCACTCCGATGAGCGTGAACATGACGATAACCGACGCGAGCGCCCGGTACATCGGCTGGCTGAGAACCTGAGTCAGCCAAACCACGGCGTCAATCACCGGGGAGAGCATAATCACGAGGTGAGCGAAAATCGTAGAGAGATTGTAGATAATCTCAATGACCGACATGATGACGCCACCGAGCTTAATCAGGCTCTCCTGATTCCGGTACGCCTCAATCGTCGCCCACTCGAAGAAGTCGATAACTTTCGTCCCGATGATGCCACCGAACCGCATCGTGACCTGCGTGGCAATCGAATCGAGGTCGCGCATCGAGTAAATCAACTCAGAAATCCAGCCCGTAACTCCCCGAAGTCCGTCGAACAGGGCGTACTGGTAGCTGGTTCCGGCGAGCGATTGTAGCGCGTCATTGACCTTCCCAAGCTCCACCGGGAGCATATCGAAGAAGGCGTCCTGAACCGGAGCGAAAGTCTGCATCGAGGGGAGGAACGTCTCGTACAGGTCTTCCTTGAGTTGGGAGAGCTGTTGCTGAGCGTTCCGCCACGACTCGGCCATACTGTTACCGTGGCCGACAAGACCGAGGCCGATGAACGCCGCACCCGCACCGGCCATAGCGAGCATCGAGGTAGCAACGCCGGACGCCTGAACAGCGAACGCAATCAGGGCCGGGAGCGCGAGAGCAATCAGTTGCCACCACTTCGCCATAGAGGGAATCGCGCTACGGATAATGCCTCGAAGGTTCGAGACACGACCGCTGAGCCGCTTGGTCATTTTCCCCATCCGACCAAGCCGGAGACTGTCCGGGGAAACCCCCTTCGCGTCCAGAAGCGAAGCGACCCCCTTACTCCGGTCAGAGGTCACCCCGCCCCAATTCGAGTTACTGGTTACGAATCCCGAGAGAAGACCGTCACCAAGAGTCTCCGAAAGAGCCTCGTTGATTTTCTTGATGTTGTTCTGACGGTCAATCTCGAAACCGAGGTCGGCGTCAGCAACATCTCTCGCGGTAGTTCCGTATCCAGAGCTTTCCACCCGGCGAAGAATCTCCCGCATACTCATCCCCGAGCCGGGGCCGTCTGCGAAATACTTATCTCCGCTATCACTTCCGGTGTCCCCACCGGAATCGCCCCCACCAACAGGAGCGCCTACGTCAATTTCGAGGTCTTCAAGCCGAGTAGCAACTTCATCGAGGTCTTTTACCAGATTGTCGCCCAACCCATCGAGGGTGTCAGCAATCTCATCCAGTTGTGCCCTGAAGTCGCCGTCAAAAGAGAAGTCGAAGTCGTCCTCAAGAGCCTCAAGCTGGCCCTTGATTTCGGTCAACTTCGCCATAACGTCCCCGGCCTGAAGGTCGAGGTCGATTTTAACAGACATAATTAGTCAACGAACGTGACGTTCGCCTCTGGATTCTCCTCAGAACTGTCGTTCACATACCGTACTGTCTCACTCCGAGAGCGCCGACCACGACCGCCCACGTTTGGGTGTGCGGCGTTCGGAGTGCGACCTCCACCGCCCATGTTACCGTTCTGAGCGGCTTCCATCCTCTTTTCCTGCTCGCGGTGTTCACGAACTTTCTCGGCCTCAAACACCTGTCTCTGGAACGGTGTTAGTTCGAGCTGGTCGTCTGAGCCAACGAAGCCAGCACCAATCTCAGACTTGAGGCCGAAAATTACGCTCGCGGCCCCACTATCTGCGAAACTTCTCAGCGTCCTCTGCGTTGCTGGAAATGTCCAGCACACGCTCCGCAATCTCGATGGACTTGCCGCCAATCAGGTCACGGATGGTTTCGAGAACCAGCTCGTCGTCCAGACCTTCGGCGTCACCCTGCGTGGTGTCAACGCCCTTCGCCGCCGCTTCCTGCATAATACCGACGAACTCCTTGTCGAAGTTCGTAATATCAATCGAGTCGTCGTCACCGGCCTCTCGCTCCTCCTCGATGCGTTCCTTCGCTTCCTCGGTGTCCATGTCCAGCTTTTCTTCGAGGAACGCCGCAATCGGCAGGAACTCAAGGTCGGTTAGCGGCTTGAGGTAGAGGGTCAGCGTCTCACCGAGGTAGTTGGTTTCAAACTCCTCGCGGTAGTTCTTCCCTCTGAGAGCCAGTTCGCGGAGCTTCGAGATGTTAACGTCGTTACTGTCGTTGTCGGTTTCGTCAGCCATGATAAATGAAAGTGTAAAAGATTAGTCAGAGAGCTATTCAGCGAGAAGCGCGATTACGAACTCTCGGAGTCCGTCTTCGGGTCTTTCGTCACCTTGTCCATCGCAATCCAGTCGAAGGCAGTCTCAGTCTCAGACTCAGACTGAACCTCGTAGGAATCGCTGGTCACGAGAACGTCCTCGAACGTCTCCGTCTTACCAGAGAGTTCGTGGGTGATGGTGACAGAGCAGGGAATCGGAACGCCATCGTCGTCGTAAATCAGCGACTCGATGGAAACCGGCTCGTTGTCGGGGCCGTGAACCCGCTCGCCCTTGAACATCATCGAGCCGGAGTAGCTGATGGAAGTGACCGAATAGCCACTCGCCTTCAGCGAAGATTCCCGAATCTCGGAAATCTCAATGTCCTTCGTGGTGTCCAACTGCGAGATGGGGACTCGGAGAGTACCCGCATCAACAGCCTCAGCACGCTCGGAATCGGTGAAGCTACCACCATCGTCAGCGGGAGCCGAAACAGAATCCGTCGTGACCTGCGACCCACCACGCGAGATGTTCAGAGTGATGTTCGCCGCGCTCTCAATCCGGTCAACGTTAGAAGCAGACATAATGAGTTAAAAAGTAGAAGTTGAGTCTTTACGCCGAAGCGCCAATCGTGACCGTGTTCTCGATGAAGCGGAGCGGCTTGGCCGTCTCAACCTGAATCTCAACGGCGGCGCTCGTCGCGTCGATGCGGTACACGTTCACGTTGTAGTCGATAATCGAGTTCGACCGCTTCAGGGTCTTGAGCTGGTTGCTCAGAAGGCCCTCAAGCGAAGCTCGCACCGCACGACTGTTCAGGCGACCGATGAAGGGCTGTTCGTTGACACGAATGACCGTGATAACGTAGTCCATCACGAGCCGCGTGAAGCCGAAGCGGATACCCGCCTCGTCCGTGTTCGTGTCGCTCACGGTGTTCACGTCGTCAGCAATCCGAGCGCCCTCCGTCTCGTCAGCCAGCGGAACAACGCGCTCGTCAATCAGCGCACCACGGGCCGCGCGGTCAAGACTGACACCGAGCGACTTCTGCGTGGAGAGGCGCTTGTTGATGGGCGTGGTCGTGATACCGAGCTTCGCACGCCGACCGGCGTAGGAACCGAGCGTGGAGTAGCCCTCCGCGTTCCGGGCCGGGTAGACGACCTGAACGCGGGAATCATCGAATGGGTTGGAGTAGTTCGACGGGTCAAGGCCGGGCGTATCGCCGACGATAGCAACCGCGAAGTTGTATTCGCCCGCCATGTTGCCGACCGTGGACTGAGCATCCTGAGTGACCTCAGCATCCTCGCTCAGCGGAACGAAGAAGTCCACCGCGCTACCAGCGCCGTCAGCGAGCGCCTGATTGCCCGCAACGTAGTCGCCGTAGGCGTAGTCCACGGAGTCGCCCACGTTGCCCACGGTCACGTCGGCGTCAATCTTGAACTCCCCCGTCGATGGGTTGACGTAGACCTCGCCAGCACCCGGAGAGAGGGTAGAGAGGTCTTCGTATCTCAGAACGGTCGTAAGGTCAGAGCCGTTGATGCTGAACACCGTATCGGCGGCGTTCTCGCTCACCGGCCCCTCGGCCAGCGTGCCCGTGTTCGAGCTAAGACCGGAGAGGTCTTCGCCCGTAACATCCACGAGGTCAACCGCGACCGCGTAGACCGGGTAGGCTCCCTCCGCGAGAGCATCGAGGACGTTCTGAGTCAGGGGACTGTCCTCACCGAACCACTCGCGGGCCATCGTAGCGCGAGTGACCTGATAGACAGCGTTCGTCTGTGCCGTTCCATTCACGAGGTCAGCCTGTCCGACGAGTCCAACGTCGGCGGGAGCGCCCCCACTCGAAGTGACAGAAAGCGCCGAGTTGACGTTCGTGACAATACCGGGTTCGATAGTGTTGCCGTAGTCAGCCATAGATAAAATTAGGAAATGTCGATTGCGTCAACGACCGATTCAATCACATCGCCGCTGGAATCGGTCGTCTCGAAGAACGATACAAGCTCGAAAGCTTGGTGTATTTCAGTCTCAGCAGGCTCGTTGAACGTGTAGTTCACAGAGCCGGAGCTGAGTAGCCGGATTTCGTTCACATCCGGGTGGAACGTTTCCCACGGCCTCGCACTCAGCTCAGCCAGCGCCGACTGAAGATGAGTGAGAATGTCGTAGGCTCCCGTTTCGGAGTCGTCTCGAACAACGAGGTCGAAGCGCAGAGTGTAGTAGTAGCGGTTAATCTCCGCGACTTCTTGCCCCGTCGTTGAATCAAACTGAGAACCGGCATAGTTCGAGTTGTGGAGGTTGAGATTCTGAAGGTCAACGCCGTCAATCAGAACAGCCGGAATCGGTCTTTCTTCCTGAATACCTGCCGTGTGGACAGGCGGGGGAATACGACCGTTTAGTTTCGTGATTAGAGTTGTGACTGCTTCTTTTGGAAACATTAGAGAGAACAGATAGGAGAGAAAGACTACATCGAGTCAGTACGTGTCGTCCAGCCCCCCCTCGATGATTCGCTTCGCCGTCATCGGCCCCACCTGTCGCATATGAGATTCAGCGTTATCGCCCCCGTCCGGGCCGGGGTGCATGAAGTGAATCCCTTTGACGCCGTGGTGCTTGATGTGGTTCTGGAGCCAAAACGCCTTCCGAACGGTGTCTTCGCCCCACTTTTCGACCAGAGAATCAATTTCGTCGCTTGCCATGTCAGTCCGGCTTGTACCCCATCGGTTTCACGGGGAAAAGTGAGCTGTCGTACTCAGGGTTCTTCCCCGTCCATTCGTATGGTTTGTCGTCACCGTCTATGACCTCGAACCTGACTTCCCCAAGAACGTCGGATACGTAATGAACCCGCGCTCTCACAAATTCCCCTTCCCGGTAAGACCATAGCAGGTACTCGTCACCTTTCTCGGCCTGTTCCGGTTCATCGGGAGGACTGACGTAATCCGTTCCGTCAATCAGGAAGTTGGGAGCGTCTTCGACTCGGTTCTTGAAGTTCGTGTCTTCGTAACTCGTAATGTCACGGGCGTCAACTCGAACCGTCGTTCCTGCCGTCTCGTCGTAGACCTTGTATTCGGACACCTGATACCGCTTATCTCCGAAGGGAGCAAAGTCAACAAGTCCGGTGTGAGTCTCACCGTTGACGGTGAACTCAATCCTGTAACCCTCCTCGATGTTGTAAGCATCCCAAGTCGGGACGTTCTCTCGAATATCCACGAACGCATCGTGGTTAACTCTCACACCTTCACCAGAGGTCGCCCACGGTCTTGCGAAGACCCCGTTGAAGTCGCTTGAGATAGTCGCTCTCGAAAGCGTATCCTCGGGGAACGGGTGGTCTTCAACGTCAAGAAGCTCGGGGTCGATGATAATGTCGTCCCCCTCCTCCAGACTACGGAAGTTCTCGTAGTCTTGTGAGATAGCGTAGATTTCAGCGTCCCCACTTCCATCTCCCTCCCGAGTCCACGTCCGAGTTTCACCGAACTCGTCAACCTCCGTGGATTCGAGATTGAGCCTGTCGCCGCGACCTCCCTTGACCTTCGCCGGGTAGACGTTCCCGCCGTTGTTGGTCTTGATGTAGACCACCGGGCCTTGGCCGTCAGCGTCTTCGTGAGCGTACCGGAAGCTCAGGTCGATATGCTCCGGGTCGAAGTCCGTGGTTAGGCTCTCGGGAATCTCCGAGTCCGGGGTGTGTTCCAGCGTATCCACGTCGCGCATCCACTCATCGAGGTGGGTGTCACGACGACCGTAGAAGCTGTATCTGTCCAACTGGACAGTTTCGCCCGTAACCACGTCGGTCGCTTCACCGAGGTAGTCGCCCGCCCGGTCGTCGTAACCGGGACGGCTACTAACCCGAGCGTAGTGGGTGTCAATCACCTCACCTTCGTCTTCGTAACCATCAGTCTCTTTGACAATCACGAAGTCGCCACGGTCGATTTGGGAGAACTCGTAGTCTTTAGTCTCCTGACCGACGATGGTGAAGCTCTCACCCCCACCGTAGTAGTAGAACTTCCGGTCGCCGTCAACCTCATCGAGCCGAACGAGGTCTTCGTTTCGCTCAAGGGAGTGTTCCCCCGCTCGAAGGCGCTCGAACACACGAGTTTCGACCAGCTCACCGTCGCCAGTTTGGACGACGTACTTCTCTCGCCGGTTGAAGTCGTATATGTCACCGAACGCTCGGTCGAACGCGAGGCTGTATCCATCGGGGAGGTCGGACTCCCGTAGTGGTTTTCCGTCGTAGTCCACGCCGAGGTAGTAGTCGGGTCGCTCCCAACCACTCGGAACGTTCACGTCGAAATACTGCTCGGGGTTGCCGAGCGCGACCTCGAAGAACCGCGAACGTCGGGTGAGTGTGTCTTCGCGGAACACATCGTTGTCGTCCATGATGTAGGACGCGAAGTTCTCCCCGAAGTAGCTCTTGAGGCTGTCTCCGCTGATTGCGGAGTATTTCCTCCAGATGTTCGGAACCGAGTCGTCCGAGGGAACCAGCTCACCACCAACGAGGTCGATGGTCGTGCTGTTCTCCGCGAGGTACGCCTTCGCGTCGTCGGAGAGGTTATCGAACAGGTATTCCCCGTACTGGTGTAGGAGCGCGTACTCCGCGCCCCGTCCGTCTCTGATAGCGACGTATGCCCGCCGGGATTGTTCCCAATCGACGTTCTCGTTCGCTTCCTCGATTCCCTCAATTCGGCCTCCCGGCTCGATGAGTTGAGACGGAATCTTGAGAACGCTCGAATCGCCACCGGGTCGAACAGCGGCGTCAATCGTGTCCAGAGTGTCGTCTGTCACGATTTGAGACACGGGTGGGTAGCCGTGGCCCCGAATTACCTTATCGAACTGCTGGAGTAGGGCCTCCGCCGTATCCTCATCAAGCCCATCCGTCTCAGCCCCATCGAGGGTGATGCTGGAGAGCTGACTCGCAACGTCGAACGGGTCGGTTTCGTCGTCAACGACCTCCTCGGGGTTGGCGAGAATGAAGTCGTTAGTGGGACGCCGAATTGCGTTCTCATATGTCCCCACTTCATCCTCAAACTCGACGATTATCTCGTCGGAGTCAATCAGCGTGACAACACCGAGTTGGCCGTTCTTGTTGTAGACCGTATCTCCCACGGAAAGCTCCGAGTCGGAGACACGACCGACGCGACCGTAGCCGTGGAGGTTCTGGTAGCCCCCACCGAACACCATCTGGTCAAGATTCGCGTTGATGTTCTCGCGGTAGTTCGTCGCGTCAATGTAGTCACCAGTAATGTTAGTGACAACATATCGACCACTAATTCCATCTCCGCGAAGGTCAAGAACGTCGCCTTCTTCGAGTCTGGACGCCGAGATTTCTTCCTCGAATCCAGACTTCTCGTAGTCGAAGCGTTCCTCGCTGATGATTTCAGGCGCTTCTTTCTCGGCCTTGTCTTCATCAATCGAGTCCGATGGGTCGGGGTCGTTACCACCGCTCCCACCGTCACTTTCGCTTCCACCGAGGTCGTAGCCGCCCATCTTCCGTTGAACCCACGGAAGGAGGGCTTGAACTGGAGGGCCGCCGTCAGCGTACTTCGCCGCTGGAACACCAGCGTCGAGCGCCCCTGCGTGTGGGGCTTCGTTAATGAGCTTGATACTGGAACGAGTAGAGCTGTCTGCCGCGTCGATGATTCGGAATCCTTTGGCGACCTCGTAGTTGAAGTACGCCTGATTCTGATTGATAATCTGGAGCGCCTTATTGCGTCCAGCCTCAGCAATCGCGTTGGCAGACTTGTCCATCCCGCGCTTGAAATCCCGCTTAATCTCGCGGATAACGCGGTCTTCGTTTTTGACTCGAACCCGTATCTTACCCATTGTTATTCAGAAACGAGCTTACCGAAAATCGCAACGTGAGTGTCGTACACGGTCGGGGACTCAAGCTCGTAGAGAGTCCCGTTGTAGCGAATCCGAGAGTTAGCTTCCGGGGCTTCCTCCCGAGGGAACAGGAACACGGGGTGGTCGCGCTTCCGGGGGCCACCACGGTTGTTTACCTCCGTGTTCCGATTCGGATATGTTCTAACGCATCGAGTGGTGTGAGACTGAACCCAATCATACTCGGGATTATTGAAGTCGTCAGTCCCGGTCTTCGCCTCGATTAGAACATCAATCTCCTGCCCGAGACGGTCGATAGCCGAGTGAACGGAGCGTCGGGCCATTATAGGGAAATGCCACCGCCGGAGTCGTCTTCGGTGTCAGAACCATACTCACGGTCAGTCCGAGCGACCGAGGAAACGCCGAACGCCGCGCCGGGCTTGGTAATCCGGCGGATAGCGTTCTCCATATTCCGATACCAAATGGTAACGGAGTTGTCGTTCTTGGCGAGCAGGCCCTTGTGGTCGATAGCGCCTACCTGAACAGTCTGAGAGTCGAGTTCGCCTGCGGCAACCTTTAGGAAAAGTTTGGTCGCCCAATTGAGGGCTTCCTCCTGAGCCGGGTCGCCATACCAATCCACCTCAGCGTCGTTCAGAGAGGCACGTAGCTTGACGTGCCGTTTCGCGTCAGAAAGAACAGCGTCCATCTCCTCGCTGGAGATTCGAGACACCTCGATGCCGGTGAACGCCCGGATTTCAGATATGAATGTAGTATCGTCAGTTGCCATTGAAAGTACGAAAAAAGAAAAATCGAACCCGAACTTCCAGCCCGTTTACTGGTAGTTCGTGCTGTCGCCCTTGAAGTGGACAGCGCCGAGCGGGTTGGTCATCGAGACACCGAACGACATCGTGGCGCTCGAATTGACAATCTCGCCCGGCTCCATCGCGGGGCCACCCGTGGGGCGGGTAATCTGCATCGGACGGTCGATGTATTCCTTGACAGGATTCTCACCGACGCCGATAACGTAGAACTCGTCGCCACGGAGGTACGGCGTGGTCATCAGCTCAACACCGTCGATGCTGAACGTCTGCTCACGCACGTCCTGCGAGCGCATCCCGGTCGCCATCGGGATGTGGTAGTCCATGTCCCACGAAAGCTCGTTGCGGAGCTTGCGCTTGAGGTCGATGGACATGAGGGCGACCTTCTGACCGTTCCAGCCGTGGTGACGCAGTTCGTCAGCGGCGTACTCGATGTGTTCGGACGCGCGGTGCGCCGTACTGTCACCGAACAGCTCCGAGGTGTCCGAGAAGACGTGGGAGTGGGTGCGGTCGAAGCCGTAGTTGCCGTGGTCGGGAACGTCGAACCAGACCGGCTCGCTACCGTCAGCGATGCCGTTGAAGATAACATCGTGGATGATGCGGTCTTCCGTCTCCTTGCCCTCCTCCAGCACATTACGAACCTGCTTCATAATGTGGTCGGAGGTGGACTTTTCGAGGAACTTCTGCGTGAAGCCGAGGGCCTTCCCGTATTCGCTCGTGCGAATGGTCATCTGGAGGTAGTCGTCGTCCTTCGCGCGAGTCGTGCCGGGGAACTCGCCCTCACTCAGCTTCTCCCACTCGCCGGGGTCGGCCTCGATTTCCTGAAGGAAGGTCTGCTGGTCAACCTGCTCCACGAACAGGTCGCGGAACGGGCGCTCAGCCTCGTTGAAGTAGTTGACGAGATTCTGAGTCTTCTCAGCAATCTCGACAAGCGGAACATCGTCCTTGGTGAAGATTTCGCGGTTAACCATAAAGAATTAGAAAGTAGAGATTAAGTCTTTAGCTGGTACTCTACGCCAGCGTCTCGTAGTCGAAGTCAACGCTGAGCAGGAATCTGGTGGAGCTGACAGCCACACCGAGAACCTGAACCAGCTCGCCCGACGCCGAGGGAGCAGTCTGCGTCACGCCGCCGCCCGGAGCGAGATAGACGGGTTCGTTCACGTTGAAGTCAACCGTCTCGTCCTCGTCTTCGAGGTAGATGCCGTGGGTGAAGTACGTGACCTCATCCCCGGCCTGCGTGCGTTCGAGGTCGTAAGCCTCATCGAGGCGACGACCCATCGTGCCGTTGTCGTGGAGGTTAGCCGACCAGTACGAACGGTCGCGCACGTCCTCCATCAGAACGCCAACAGCGGGCTGTGCAACCGCCGCGTCTGCGTCGGCGGCGACGACGATGGTGTTCCCATCAACGTCTTCGCTCAGACCCACAACGTCGCCCTCAAGTAGAGGGAGAGTCGCTTCGGGGTCGAGAGTTTCACCATCGCGGTTCAGCGGCGCGTCCTTGAACTTAGCGAACTTGAAGTTAGCCATGTGTTAGTAGAAAATCAGTTGTTTAGAAGCCAAGCCCCGGAATGTCTCCGAGGTACTCCTCTGCGAAGTTGCGCTCCGCGTCTTCATCGTGAGTCTCCCCACGCTGGCCCATGTCAGAGAACTCGGCCTCCTCGTCCTCGTCTTCCTCCTCCTCGTCTTCATCCGCCTCAGCGAACTCAGCAAGAAGCTCCCGCTTGCGCGAGATAGAGAAGTTTGCCAGCTCGTCCTCACCGAGAGGCGAGACTTCGGAAAGCTCCTCGGTCAGCTCAGCATCGAAATCCTGAACCTCCGAGACGCGACCCTCAAGACCTTCGATAGTCTCGCTGGCCGACTCGAACTCCGCAATATTCTGTTCCTGTGCCTCAGAGAACTGACGAACAAGGTCGGCAAGGTCGTCAGCCTCCATCTCATCGAGGTCGGTGTCAAAAGTAACCTTCTGGAAATCCATAGTTAGTTAGAAGGAGATAGTCTCCGTTCGGACAGAGAAGGCCGAGTTCTCCGAGGACTCCCCCACATCGAGGGGGTTGGCTTCGTCCTCATCATCGACAGCGGCGTTCACCTGCTCCATGATGCTTTCAGCAAAGGCGGCGCTCGGTAGACCAAGGCCACCCTCATCGTACCCTCCGGGGAACGGGACGGTACTGAACTCTCGAATCTCCCCGTCGATGAGTTCAGGCTCTCCGTCGTCGTTCACAACAGCCTCATACTGATTGCCGAACCCGACCGAGCCATCGGTCATAGTCGGCGGGGTGTACGTCAGGCGCTTCACCACTTCATCGTGGGTCGGAGCGCCCGTGTTGAACACCCGATTCATCAGCATCAGTTTCTCGACCGACTCCTCGAACCACACCTTCTGGACTTTACCAATCTCGTCCAGCGGGCGGTCGGAGTGACCGAGCATATACGGCTCCTGACCCGAGTAATTCTTCTCAGCGACCTTTCGCAAGAAGGTGTCCGTGATACGGACTCCATTACGGTCTTCGGGCGGGCCGGGTTCCATCGCTTCGTACACAACGTCAACCGACACCAGCTCGCCATTCTCGTCGCGGTTCTCGCGCACCCCGTACTCGTTGAACCCATCGAGGTCAACGGACTCGGGATAATGGCGACCGGCAGTAAACTCCAGATGAGCGTCGGTCGAAACCGGCGTCGGGCTGTCGTCGTCCGGCGGGGAATCGGTACTCGCAGAAAATTCAGTTTCAGTTAGATTGAGACTCATAGGATAGTAAAGAGATACGAAGCCCCCGCACCCACGAGAAGCGTCAGCGTCGTCAGAAACCCGCCAATAATTAGCGCGTTCCTCCGGCTCCGATTGTCGTTCTTCGCAACCTGCCCCTCAAGCGGAACAATACGGTTATCCCGTAGGTCTTCCACCTGAGCGCGGTTGTTTCGAGAACGCTCGTCAGTTCGAGCAAGCTGTGAGTTTAGGTCTTGTATCTCACTTAGAATGTTCTTGAGGAGTTTCACCTCAGAGTCCCCATCTGGTTCGTCAGCGGGCATTTTCAGGCGTTTTCATCCTCCGTGATGGACTGTCTATTTCGCTCCTTCGAGCTATCACGCCCCGACTCTCGGGACTTGACCTCCCCACCCGCCGACTCTACACCAGTCCCGGTGTCAGTCGGACGCCCACCATCAGGATTCTGAACCCTGTCGCCACGCCCGGCGAGTTCCGTAATCAGAGGAATAATCTCACTCGAAAGCTCGTCGGGGGACGGAAGCTCAACCTCGGGGTCGATTCCAGCCCGCTCAGCGAACGCCTTTCGGGTGAGGAAACCGGACTGATAGAGCTTGATGAGCTTATCAATCTCAAGCCGCTTCTCAGCCGACGAGTGTTCCCCGAACTCAAACTCGGGAACCACACCGTCAAACTCGTCCAGCGAGGACTCCACCATCAGCGACTTGAGAATCTGGTTCTCAACAGCCGACTTGACGATGTTTTGAAGCCGCTTGATACGCCGCTTGAAAGCAGGCATCGAGGCGGTTGCTTCGCCCGTCGAACCATCCATGTTCATCAGGAGCGCCGGAATACCGAGGCCCGTGACGATACGGTTCTGAAGATGCTCGAACGTGCCTTCCAGCTTCATCGCACCCGCACTCGATGAAGTAGAAGTCACGCCAACTACGTCGTAGTCAACGTCGTGGGGAGCCGCGAGCATCGAGTCCGGCTCGATTTGCTCAACGGTGTCCAGCCAGCCGCCAATCTGGTCTTCCGACCATTGTTCTTCCTCGGTTCCGAGCTTCCAGAGAATCGGCGGGTACGCCTTCGTCGCAACGAACCGGGCGTAGTCAAACTCCATATCGCGGAGCATATCCGCCTGTTCCTGAATCGGCTCGACGAACGACCGACCGAAATCATCGGTCGGGTCTTTCGTGAACCACAACTCCGCGACCTCGTGCGGGTCGTAAATCGTCGCGTCGTCGTCGTCGGGGCCACCGCCACCCGGAGGCTCCAGAGCGTACTTCGTTACGAAGCCGTACTCGTCGGTCTTCTTGTGCATCCGCTCGGTCGGGAGAACGCGCGGAAGGAACCGCTCGTCCTGAACGACCAGCTCCATGAACGAGTGACCGTCCTGAGCCGCGTACTCAACCCATTGGTTGAATACGCGCCAAAACTCGGAGTTGTGGAGTAGGAGGGCAATCGGCGCAATATCCTCCTCCGTCTGCTCGATTCCCGTACCGGGAACGTTGCTCGGAGCGAGATTGAAGCCGTCGCCGCAAATCCAGTCGATGAGTGTGTAAAGACCCTCGTGAACGTGGGGGTCGGTTCGCACAATATCCCGATTCTTCTCAATCTCCGCTTTCGGAGCCTCAGAAGAACGAGGGCCGGAGAATCGACCACTACCGCCTTGTCCCTGCTCTTTGATAGCGCCCTTGGGAGTGTCGGCGGCGAAGTCCATCCGCTCGCCCTCGTCGGGAGGGTCAACAAAATTGCCAGTAGTCATTTAAATAGAGTAGATTAGAACGTTCGTCGCCGCCTCTTGGTAGAGCGGCGTCTGTTTCGTGATTCGTACCCGCGCTTCTTCCGCCCGTGCGAGAGAGAATACCCGCGACCGCTCGAAGACTGACCGGAAATCTTCAATCCCGCCCATCCGTCGCGCTCACCCGACTGTTCCACTTGAACTGGAGGGGTTACGTTCTCTCTCTGCTGGAGATTCCGCGACTTGTCGGACTTGAAGTTCGGCGGGAACGCGCCGAGGACGGTCGCCATAGCGAGGTCGTCCTTTCCGTCCGGGGCGTGTTCCTTCCCCGTGAACTTCGGCTTCTGCCAATCCTCTTTCTGCTGTTTGACAATCGCACCGAGCTGTTCACGGAGGGATTCGTCCTCGGGGAGCCACACGAGGTCGTTGTGAAGGGCGTAATTCATGTTGCCCATCATCTTCTCCACCTTGTCCTTCGCAGAGAAATTGAAGCCCGTGTAGCCACGACCGATACGACGGCGAACCTCGTCGTGGAACCCCTGTCCCACGCCCGTCATGTCCATCACGACGTTTGAAACGCCCATTCCGTTGTAGACCTGAGCGATTCTCTCAGCCACCGCCGCCGGGTTCTGCCGACTCGATGGAGTGATTCCCGCCTGTTCGAGAACGCGGTCGTTCACGACCTCGTGATAGCGGAGATACCGACGCGGGCCTTCATGCTCAAAGACCACAATCGCCGTGTCGTCGGAGTTGAACCCAATGTCCACACCCATAACGAGTGTGTTGGGAGTCTCGTACCGCCTGAGGCCGTAGGAGTAGTCCTGCTGGCCTCCCCGCTCCATCGCGGCCTCTATGGTAGGCATAGAGAAGAAGCGGTACTCGTCGCTCACAGGGCGGCACAGATACTCTTGTGCGAAGCCGTTAGGGTCGCTGGCTCGCTGAGTCTCTGCCGCCATCAGGTCGAAGTCGCCCCGGACGGGTTCCACGTCCTGCTCGAACAGCGAAACGTCCGTCTGAATCTCGTCGGCGTTCTTGAACGTCGGCTGTTTCAGCGCGAGAATCCCGAAGTCGTTGCGACCATCCGGCGTCCCCCGCTCGTTCGCCTCCATGAACTCGTCGTTCGGAGCCTTCGGAGTGGACACCTGAACCATCTGACTGGAGCCGAGAGAAATCGTCGGCAAATACGCATCGAGGGTGGCGCTCTGGTCTTCCAAGAACGCCATCTCGTCAATGAAAACCGTCTTCGGCGGGTCTTCACCACGAGCGGAGTCCGGGTCGCCCGTGTACGCCTTGATGCGCGAGCCGTTCGAGAGAACAATCTCGTCTTGATTGTCCTTCTCCAGCTCAATGTCGATTTTCGCGTTCTTGATTAGCGTCTTAATGTCACTAATCCGCGAGTTCGACTGCCCCTTCGTCTTCGAGAGGATGGGGTAGAACGTATCCGGCTTGAGAAGCGCCTCAATCAGGATACAGATACCGATTACGTAGGAAACACCGATTCGCCGCCCCTTGTAGATGTTCAGAATCTTAGCATCGCCGTAGAAGTAGGCGTGCATAATCCGGGGCTGGTACGGTCGAAAGAGCGTCAGCGGCTCAATTTCGTCCGTCTCCAGATTCTTCGCCCGGAGAATATCCTCCGCGAGAAGGTCGGGGCGACCGTTCCACCTCTCAAGCAATGCGTCAACGTCAGCATCGCTCTCAGAGGCGAACTTTTCGGCTATTTCCTCCATAAATCAGTAAAAAAAGATAGGGCCTGCCGGAATCGAACCGGCCTCCGAGCGTCCCAAACGCTCGATGATAACCACTACACTAAGGCCCTGAACTACCGAATCTCGGCTAAATCGACGTATGAATCGCCGTCAAGTGCCTCAATCCACGCATACCAGTTCCGAGAATCCTCGATGAGATACCTCGCTGGCTCTACACCAGAGGTTCCAAACTCCAATCCGACGGCTTCGCCGTCCGAAGGAGTATTACTTCGGGGGTATGGTTCAGATTTAGACCGCTTTACCGGCTCGTAGGGGTTCATTTAGAGAGATTCGCCGCATCGAGGGGTGTGAAAACGACTACCGGAACGTCAGAGTGACCGTATCGCCGCAAATCTCCACCTTCTCCACGTCAGCGGGGTCAACATCCGTGCTACCACGGATATGACCGTCCATAATCGACGCGAGGGGGAGCGAGAGGCCAAATTCGACCGTATCGTACTCGAAATCCGGCTCAGAGAGGCCGCAATCGCAGTTTTCGCAGGATTCAGTCATTCTTAGTCCTCGAAAGTCAGATTTTCCTCGAAATTCGCTTCCTCAGTCTCCTCTCGGACGAGCTTGCCGTCCTCGGAGACACTATACTCGGAGCTGTCCGTTTTGTCCATTGTATCGTGTTCGCCCCTCGATGCGGAAAGCCCCAAGAAGAACACCACAAGTGGGGCAATTCCCGCCGTCAGGAGCGTTATATCCGCAGTTATAGCAATTCATAGGTAATTCACCGCCTCACCAGCAGAGCTGAACCGCCGACCCGACGCCCCCGGTCGCGCCGGGGAACGGCGCATTGGTCGGTCAAGAGCTGTTTCGACGGACGGAACTGATAGTGAAGACCGCCTACGAAGCCGATAATCGGCTCTCCAAGGTGGTATGCCAGTTCGTCGTACAGGTCAACGTCCATGTGTGCTTCTTCCTCCGCCCACGTCTGAACGGTCGCGTCCCGCACCAGAGCGTAGCCAGCGGAGAAGTTCTCAAGTTCAGCCATCGTCATCGAATATTTCGTCGTCGGGGTCGAACGACGGCTCCTCGCCGTCCTCTCCCCCACCGAGAACAGCCTCCGCCGCAACTGCGGCGAGCTGTTCCGTCGCGCTCGCGGTCTTCTCGTCCGTGTTCATCTTGGACGCCTCCTTCGGCGTCAAGCCAAGCTCCTTCATAATATCGAGAATGAGCTTCTGCTTGAGTCGGAGGTCTTCGCTCAGACCGTGAGCATCCGTAATAACGCGAAGATTCCCGTTCTCGTCGTACACTTCCTGTCTGTCCATCTCACCCTCGTCAAGGATGTATTTGGACGACCGGGCTACACGAACACGGGCAATCGCCGCCTGCTCAAGCAGGTCGTATCGAGCGGGGTCTTCGTCCTTGGACGGCCAGCCGTAGGCGTCAGCCCACGACATAATGAAGTCGTAGAGCCGCTGGTCGTCGTCGGTGAAAACCTCCTCTAAGTGTTCGTCAGTAGCGTACATTCCGTGTTTGATTGCCGCGAGAAGTTCGAGATTGTCGTTGTTGCCGTTCGCGTTTTGGTTCGCGCCGTGAAATCGGCACGAATGAGCGTGCCCACCATCATCGAGGCGGGCTACTCGGTTTGAACAGTATCGTGTTGGCCCATCGTAATCCTCGGGTTGCTTACCAATCCGAGTAAGACAGTAGGCTGTGTCGAAGGGAATCCCCTTCTCGGCTTTCGGAGTCTGCTGATACTCGAACTTGAGTTCAGCGAGTTCCTGAACCGTGTAGCCTGTTACCTCTGCCTGAGCCATTGTGAGTTACTAAAAGTGATTCACCGCATCGAGTCGTTTTCTCTAACTCGGGGTTAGAAAGAGTAGAACTCGGGTTAGAAGAAAAAGTGAAAAGACCCGAGTAAAACCGACAGAAAACAGAACCAGAGAGAAGATTCTGAGTCACCAGCTCAGAAATCCAGAGAAGATGCCACCGTAGGAGGTCTTCGTCGTCGCTTCACTCCTACACTCCTATTAATGGTAAAGGGTTTATATAGGATGGGGGGTGTTCAAATACTACCTCTCGGGAAGACTGACACATTACCGGGAGATATTCCTGCGGTATCTCCTACTTGCCATCTAACCACAGAAAATCTATGAGTCTGAGTACCATCCTAAGAAGAAGATACTGCGATAAGTCTTAATACCCCTCCTGATTGCTATTTAGATATGCCCGACCCGATACACAGCCACCATGTTGCCGTTGATGTAGAACATGATTTGCTCAGCCGGGGGGCACACGACGCGAGAGGGCCGGGTTCACTCTCAATCTCAGTCATACAGGAACTCGCTGACCTCCTCGACGTAGACCCCACCACTACTCCCCTCCATCTGGAAGACTCCATCGACGCGGATTGGCTCGACCAGCTCCCCAACCGAGATACCGTCCACGGCTGTAACAACACCGGGGTCGCCTTCCACTACGGCGACTACAAGGTGTTCTGTTGCTCGTGCGGCAAAATCGCAATCTACGGCGACCTCCAAGCACACGAGAGAGGCGAGATGGAGACTCCCCACTCGATGCGTTTAGCCACTCCAGAGAAAGAAGTCGTGGAAGTCCCCGAACATTCCCGACACGAGAGGCCGTCCACACCGTGCCGTACAGATGGGGGTGAATCAGATGAGTTCTCCCCCGAGAAAGGAGAACACCTGTTCGTCGGAGCTGGCCTCGTCCTCCTCGGAGCCATCAACAAAGCTCTCTCCACGACCCCACCACTCGTCTGAAAAACCGATTTTTCTGACCTCAGAGGTGAAAATTCTGAGGGGGACTTACTAAACTGTGCGTGCGGAAAGACACTCAATGTTCTAACCGGCCCCCGTCCCGTCCCGTCGTGGGGGCTTGTACCCTCGGATATGTACGTTGCTGACCGCCCTACGCGCGGGCGGCGTGCCTGCCTGTTCGTAGCTGGTTCCCTGCCCCTGCCCCGGCCCCCGGCCCGTCCCTGCCCGTCCCTGCCCGTCCGTCTCTCGATACGGCCCGGCCCCCTGCCCCCGTCCCGCGCGGGCCGTCTCTCGTCCCGTCTCTCGGGCCGTCCATACGGGCCGTTATCCGGTATCTCTCCGGCCCCTGAAACCGGCGGAATCGGT